GCGTGGCGCGGACCTGAGTGGCGCGGACCTGAGTGGCGCGGCCCTGAGTGGCATGGACCTGCGTGGCTCGAACCTGCGTGGCGCGGACCTGAGTGGCGCGGACCTGAGTGGCGCGGACCTGAGTGACTCGGACCTGCGTGGCGCCAAAATCAACGATAAAACAGCCCTTGGGATTATCCGCCGCGCCACTCGGGCGGACGGGTACGAGTTTTTTCTTTGGCAATGCGAAGAAGGCTTTTTTATCAAGGCCGGTTGCCGTTTTATGGATATGGAAACCGCGCGCCAGCATTGGACAAACACGCGAGCCGGTACGCCCCTGGGTGCCGAGAGCCAAGACATCCTCGATTTCTTTGCCGCAGCAATCGCCAAAGCAACAGGAGGCTAACCCAATGAAGAAAAATCTACGGATTCCGGCTGAAGCCGTGGCGTTCTATCTAAAAATAGAAGCCGCAACCGCACTTCTAAACCGGTCAAACCTTTCAGGGGTTATCGGCGGGGAAACACGCTCTAGCCTGTATCGTTCTTTGGAAAACTACCGGCAGAGCCTTCGCACAGTCTGGTATCAAACCACCGCCTACAAGGCGATCAATGATCGGTTTGACCAGATCAACGGCAAGGCTGACAGCTTCACGCTACCCGCCAGCGATGCCTTGGAAGCCGCAGCATGGGCCGAGGCCCGGCTTGATGCCTTGGGGGTTCCAAAATCCGCAAGGGCCGGGGCTGAAGTGGTGCGCGCCAGCGAAGGCCCATCAGCTAATGGCTATAAATACGGCGCAATCGGGACAACCTACACCCTACGCCGCACAGGTGCGGGACACTACGACCTTGTGGCGATAGACCGAACAACGGTTTATCCTAAGGATAAAGGCTTACAGGCTTTGCGCGTGAGCGAAGCGGCGCGCGATGCAATCCACAAGAAAGCGATGGAAGGAATCACCCTTTTGACTCATGAGGCCAACCAATGACCGACAAGGAACGTATAGCAGCCCTACGGGCGGCACTTAAGGAAACCGTGACAGAACGGGGCGCCCATGCCTTCTATGTCGCTGCAACCGCAGCGCGAAGGCTTGCCGCTATCAATTCAACAGCCTTGGAGGCACTAAGGCTAGACGACAAGACAGAAATCACAGGTGAGAAGGACACAAAACAATGACACCAAACGACATCAAGGGGCTGGCTAAATTGTTTGAACTAGCAGCCAACAACAAACCTGTGGCGCCCGGATTGGTTATGGTTGTCTTGTCGCCTGAAGATTGCCGGGCAATTTCCGATCTATTGCTATCAATCCACAAAGGAGCCGCATAAATGCGTGTAACGGCCATCGCAGCTTTCGCAGCCGCGCAAGTGCTGCGAGACTATCTAATCTCGGGCGGAAACCTACCCGGCATTGATGATGATGATGTCGGGGAGTTTCTTGACGCCTTGATGAAATCCAAAACCATTGACATAGGAGATGATGATGCTGACCCTTCAACAGATTCGTGAACGGTCGCCTTGCTCGGAAGGCTGGACCGAACTTCTCAAATCCCTAGGCAATCCGCCGATGGATACCGTGATTTCCCTTGGCGATGTTGCCAAATCCAATGGCGCGGCAGACGCTTGGTGGTGCGTCAGGGCTTTGGATTGGAACAACGAACAGGTGCGCCGCGAGGTTATCAAGGCACTGATTCCAGCGGTTGAACGCGCATCGAAACACACGACTGATAAGCGTGTGTATGATTGTATCGGCGCGCTTAAAGATTGGCTTGATGGGAAACCCGCCGATCTTGATGCGGCGGCAAGGGCGGCAGGGGCGGCGGCAAGGGCGGCAGGGGCGGCGGCAAGGGCGGCAGATGCGGCGGTAGATGCGGAAAGGGCGCCGGCAGATGCGGCAAGGGCGGCGGCATGGGCGGCAGATGCGGAAAGGGCGACGGCATGGGCGGCATGGGCGGCAGATGCGGCAGGGGCGGCATGGGCGGCATGGGCGGCAGATGCGGCAGGGGCGGCAGAACTCGAAGCCCAACGCGCCGATCTTATCGCAGCATTTCCACCCCTTATTCTGAAGGATTAAACCAATGACAAAGCGAGAAACAGCCCTGGCACTACTGCGCCAGGGCGCGACCCTGCAAGCCATTATTGACGCCACAGGCTGGACCAAAGGCACGGCTAGTAACTGGCTGGCTGAAATCCGCCGAACCCATATCCTAGGAACCTTCCGGCACAGGTGCGTGGGGCCGAACAACACCGGGGCTAAAGGCTCCTACACGATTTACACCCTGAAAGGAGACAACCAATGACTGACCTTCTAACCCGCATCGAAAACAACCAGCCCATCGAAGCACAGGAACTCTATGACTTCGTTGTGGCGGCTATTGTAAAGCAAGGGCGCCCTTCAGTGGGGGATAATGACAGGTGCCTCTATCGAGGCCCGGACGGGCTTAAATGTGCCTATGGTCACGTCCATCCTGACAGCATGTATTCTGAAAATATGGAGAACCGTGATATTCAAGAACTATCGGAAAGATATATGCTTCCCAAAAGTCTAATCCGTCACGCTGCTTTGTTGAGCAGCCTTCAACTATGCCATGATGGACCATCTTCAATCAACGACTTCATCTTTATTAAAGAATTTTGCCAAAATGCAAATGCAGTAGCCAAAAAATACAACCTCAAACCCTACGGAGAAAACCCATGATCGTCATGAAAATCAGCGCCACCATAACCCTTATCGCCGTGGTTATCCTGTTCCTAACCGTGCCTCTGATTAAGGAGCGCGGCGACCTTTGGGATAAGGTATCAGACAGGGCAGTGGAAGCCTTGGTAGGCGGGGTTGTATGTTCCCTTCTCGCCCTCATTTGGGGAGTATGACATTAAAAAAAGCCGGGTGGATTTCCCGCCCGGCTTCTTTCATTTAAAACGGATCATCCGGCAAATCCCCATACGATCCACCATCACTAAACCCACCAGTCGCAGGGACATATTTAATCCCACACCATCCAGCCTTGCCCTGGTGCGACCACTTAGCTTTCCACACATGAAACTCATTCCCCTTTTCCTTTGATCTATGGATAGTCAGGCCAAAGTCAGGGCGGTTGTACCACTCAGCACTATGCGAGATTGAATAACCCCCTGGAACCCAATCAGCAGATTGCCCCATGGGCTTTGCCGGATGCGCGATCACGAAGAACACAACCTCTGCCCGCTCTGCAAACATCTTAAACTTTGCCAGCATTTCACCAATGGCAGCAGTATCAACACCACCACCCTCCTTAGCATTCAGCTTCACAAAATTAAAGGGATCAACCACACAAGCCTTAACACCCATCCGCCTTACGGCGGTTTCAAAGCGTTCGATCAAACTTTCAGGCGTCGGCATAACCCCTTCATGGGTCAACAGTGTCACACGCTCATTCAACCACGCCATAGCCTCAAGCATGGTGGCTTCATTCATCCGAGGGGTAGGACCATCACCAAAGGGGCGCCCTGTTTTCAGCGCAGCCAGCCTAGCCAAGTGCATCGCCGGGGGAGATTCAAACGAAGCAAACGCAACCCGCCAATCATGAAGTTTCATGGCATTGACCAGAAGCGAATCAATGAAGGGACTCTTGCCGCTGTTCGGAATACCCGTCACCACCACCAGATTTCCAGGGTTAAGGGTGAAAAACTCATCCACATTCTGGAAGCCCGTAGAAAGGCCAGGAGGCAGGCCGCGCCGATAAAGGTCCACAACCCTATCCAGATAATCCGAGGCGCTTGCAACCCCTTCAATCGGCCACCGGATAGCGTTCTTAATGCAATCCCGCAAGGCATCAGGGCCATGCTTTACCAGAACATCATTGGCATCCTTGCAGCCTGCCGGATAGCTAACCTTCCAGCACTTCGCTTTGCCTAGGCGCCTAGCCAACTCATTCGCGGTTGTCTGTCCCGGCCCGTCAGCATCCACAGCAAGGTAAATATCAGGCGCTTGGGCTAGTAATTCGTCGTGGTGCGCCATCCATTTAAGGCGAGAGGCATCATCCTGAGTGTTCGCTTCAATCGCACCGGACGGAATCGAGGCAGCGGCCATGCCAGCTTGCCAAAAGGAAATCGCATCACCTTCGCCTTCAGTGATTATAACCGGCTCACCAACCTTGCACTTGTCAGCAAGGTATAAAGTCTGAGCCGATCCCGTCTGGGTGAAAGCCTTATCCTCAATACACCGCCACTTAACAGCATAGTCATTGTCTTTATGACGATACACAAACCCAACCGCATCGGCTTCCTTATTCATCTTTCGGAAAAAAGCCTTGCCACTGGTTATCCCCGCAGCCTCAGCAACAGCCGATGAAATGCCCCGTTCTTCTAGCCACATCAGGGCATCCATAGTTAAATCACCTCGCTCAATCTGTTTAATTGGCACAACGCTGGTCTGCATTTCCGGTTTCCTTTTGGTTTCTTCGCGCCTTGAAGCGCCACTAACCCCGCAATGGTGGCAATGATATACCACCCTATCCCCTTCATCGCGTAGTGATAGTGGCGTGTCTGACTTATTCCTTCGTTGTGGCCCGCATGACGGGCAAAATACCCGATTCTCCCCGCGATTGGCGCGGGTTATGACATAATCTGCCAGCATCATGTAACCTTTAGGTTACAGGCTCACGTCTTGCCTGTTGCGCCTGCATTGCGACCCATCTGGGGAGACTGGGTAGCAGACTGCTATCTATATATCACCACGGCTCCCGAGATTCAATTCTCGAACTCGCCTGTAATGACACCTATAACCGCGCTTGAACCATCATGCTTCCGCTCGCCCTTCCGCTTGCCGCATTGAGGACAACGAAAATACAACGGATGCTTGACGGTAGCCGCGATCCACTCATACCCGCAGGCAGAGCATTCAATCTCTAGCTTTATTACGGGGCCGGGCGGCAGCTTTGCCAACTCCCTTATTCGGCTTGGAATCTTTGGCTTCATGAATCAGACTCCCCCGAAAGAACGCGCGCCCTGCCAACACTTCACAAATCTCAGGCGGCAATAGCTGCCCCTTATGGAATGTCAGAACGCAAAACCCCTGCCCCCAATTCTTAGGGCTATCCTCGTCATAGTCAAACTGAGGACCGCCAATATCAGCCAGGGTGCCGCAATCAATACCAAACCGGCGCCCGCTGTAATCGGTCCAGGGCGTGACTTGCAGCCGATGCAAGTGCCCCGTCACAATAGAGCGGCCAGCCCGTAGGACGTTGTTATAGGCGCCATGGATACCATTGTGCCAGCGATGTTTGACAATCATGGACTGATTGATTTCCACTGACATACTTTCGCGCCAATCTTCTAGGTGATGGCGAAGCATCATGCCCGCCAAATGGCGGTAATCCGGGGCTTGTAGGGCCAGCCGCTTGTCAAACCTAATATCATGGTTGCCGATAGTGCGAAGCAACTCAGCATCACCAGCAACCTCTTGAATCTCGGCCATGCGCTGCTTTACTTCATCCAACTCAGCATGAAGCGGAGGGGTTTCACGCCAGCCTTCAGGATCATGGCGAGAGATAGAAGCCCCGTCCAGAACATCGCCATTGGCGATAACCGCCTTGGGCTTCAAGTCTTTGACGATCTTGAGCAAAGCATGATTGGCCGGGGTTAGCTGCGCCTTGGGCCACCAATGGGAATCTGAGAACACAACAATCGTGCCAGATTCAATCTGAAAGGGCGCCCGCTTAGTATAATCAATAGGCTTGTTATCTAGGCTGGCTGTCTGAAGGATAACACCCTTACCCATCAAGGAATCTCGGCGCCTAATGATACTGCGAACATTTATGCCTGTAATTTTTGACACTTTAGTAGGGGAGCACTCCCCGTCCTTCCATGCCTTTATAAACTCTTGGTCGGTCAACTTTTGCATCTGTCTCCCCTATGTGCAAAACTGAAACGGCGCTACCATATATTGTGGATAATCTCAAGTGATTTTTTATACTTGATTTAATGGAATGGGGGTGCTACAAAATAAAGAAGGGGAGCGCCCGGCAAAGGCGCCCCCCTCAAAAAGTCACCTTGTCACAACCAAGGTGGGCGAGAACGCCATAGGCGATTTTATCTCCCATTTTAGTTTGATAGTCAAGTGGCTTTTTTATAGCCACCGGCCTTATGCTGGGCGATCCTGCCGACCTATGGGAACGGGCAGGCAACGCAAACACTCAAGGGCATGGGAAAAGGTAAGTCTCGCCACAGCTTGTCGAGACAAACCAGGACTGGCTCTGTGATAAACCACAACCAGACAAGGTGAATGTAGTCGTTTGCGTGGCTGTTCACTGACCGTCATTTCCGCAAGGAAAAGCTCTGCTCCAATGCCGACAGGATGACCCCGGCTTTTAGAGGCGCAACGCAAATTGTGAACGTCGAAACCGACTGATGGGACCCGACAAACACTATGAAGCCTTCTCGTGTAGGGAAGGCTTTGTCTCCAATCTTCCCTCCACCCCAACAAACACGGGCAGAGAAGGGGTAGAATACTAGGTTGACAATGTAGAAAATATGTGATAATCTAACTCTCATATGTAATGAAACCAAGGAGATAGAATATGACTAATCTTGTATCTATCGGTGATAGTTTCTTGTATCAAGGAGACTGTATTAAAGTTTTGGATGCCATCAAATCTAATTATGTTGATCTGGTTTTAACTGATCCTCCTTATGGGACAACGGCCTGTAAATGGGACTCGGTTATATCTATGGAATGTATGTGGCCTCGTATTATGCGAGCCTCGAAGCCCAATGCGGCTTTTGTTTTCACGGCTAGTCAACCGTTCTCAAGTATCTTGGGCGCCTCAAATATTTCAATGCTTCAGTATTCTTGGTATTGGCAGAAGTCCCGCGCTACGGGGCATTTGAACGCAAAACGACGCCCGCTGAAAAACGTTGAAGATATTTTGGTTTTTTACGGGGACCAACCAACCTACAATCCTCAAGGACTAACTAAGATTCAGAAGGTTGTGAAGAATAGCAAAAGCCACATGGCGCGTGGGGTTACTACTGATTCAACCAGCACCGTAACGGGCGGCATTACCCGCGAAGAATACACCCAAGAATACACAAACTACCCTCGTCAAATCTTAGAATTTCCGTCCGAAGGTTTCACCGTTCACCCCACTCAAAAGCCTGTGGCCCTGATGGAGTACCTAATTCGCACCTACACCAATGAAGGCGATACAATCCTAGACTTCACAATGGGTTCTGGAACCACGGGGGTCGCCTGCGTGAATACCGGGCGCCGGTTTGTCGGGGTTGAGAAAGACCCGTATTATTTCCAGATTGCCGTGGATAGGATCACTAAGGCATATGCAATCAATCCCACGTTGATATAACAGGCTGGCGCCTAAAAGAATATAAGCATCCCTAAAAAATGTGGAAATTATCTATTGACATTGGCTAGGGGATGATGATATAAGATGGCGTCAGCGCTACTCTACGCACCACATCACGGCGCAGCGCTCCGCACGGCAACACAACGCAAGGAGATAACCAATGCAAGCATCAGTAGCACACCTGACCATCACTGGCTTGACGCCTTACTCCCAATCCCGTCAGCATGACGAAGCTAAGCTGGACGGTGAAAACCACGAAGCCTATGATGTTCGTACATGGCGCTCTAAACTATCTGTCTCAGATCGTGATGGCGCCCCTACTGTAGTAATCCCTGCACATGGCCTGCATCAGTCCATTGCATCAGCCGCTAAGTATTCCAAGCGTCAGATTCCAGGCCAAGGCAAGGCAACTTGGACCGCCAAGTTTCTCTCTGGTATTACGCTCATGGAGGACCCTGCCCTGTTTATTGATCCTGCCAGTGTTGGTAGTGTGACAATCTCCGCTAACGCGGATGGCGTCCGGGGTTCAGGCAAGCGCGTACCGCGCCGGTTTCCAATTCTCCCGCAATGGGAAACCACCTTTGATGTTTATATCCTCGATCCCATCATTACCCAGGAAGTGTTCAAGGAAATGGTGGAGATTGCCGGTATGTTTATTGGCATTGGGCGCTTCCGCCCTGAAAAGGGTGGCACCAATGGCCGTTTCCGTATTGCGAAGCTGGTTTGGGAAGATAACCGCAAACTGGCTGCGTAATCCCCGCCACTCGTTGCAACGCTCCACTGCACCGCGCGCCACAGCGCATTGCTAGGCTCCGCTTCGCTATGCTCCTCTTCGCCACTCAACGCAACGCACCTTTGGGCAACCCGAAACCGCTTATGCGGCTTTGGGATGCCGAAGGGTATCTACCACGCTACACGACTCGGCGCTCCGCCGCGCTCCGCACCTCTACGCGGCGCTTCGCATCGCCACGCAACTCAACGCACCTTTCTGTATCCCCAAGCAATCCTATTGTTTTGGGATACCGAAGGGTATCAACTGCCGCCCCGCAGCTCCACGCTACGCCCAGCGACTCATCACGCCGCTTCGCACCGCAACTCAACGCTCCGACTTTCCCGCCGCTTCGGCGCCGGGATGGCCGGAAAACCATTCAACCACGCGTCACCTCTTGACGCTTCGCTCCGCACCGCGTCGCAACTCAACGCATTAAAAGGAAAGACAAATGATCCAAACAGAACTAACCGCTGATGCTCGCACATTGGCAGACCTTCTAATTGCCTGCCCCGTAGAAGGCATTGTAACGCTGGCGCTGGCCTCTCAGGCTATTGGGCGCGACATTACCAAGTGTCGCCATGTCCTAGCCTCTGCCCGCCGCGTAGCACTCCGGGAAGAAGGTGTAGTGTTCACCACTGAACGCTCCGCAGGCTTGCGCCGTATCTCAGCAGAACGGGCTACGGAGGTCATTGGGCCGGTTGCCAGGAAGCATATACGCAAGACCGCAGGCCGGGCTAAGAAGGCTCTGATAGCCGCCACAGAAGGCAGTAATGACCTTTCACCGGACGCCCAGCGCCGCCGTGCGGCGGAAATCAGCGCCCTTGGTTTGATGGAACACATTGCTCGTGACACTATCAATCGCCCGGCAAACGATGCCCCGACGAAGCCAACCCCTGTTGGCATTACAGCCCAGGCTTTGCTTCAGCGCATCAAAGGAGACATGACATGAACCTTCAAGAAGGGAAATACTACCGAGCGCGGTGTGGTCGGATTTATGGACCGCTGGTTGCTGGCACGGATATTAGCGCGCCGTTCTTCTGCCAGATCTCAAAAGAGAGTTGGCACAGTAAGGGGAACTATTATTACAACGGCGCGGAATCAAACTATGATCTAATCTCAGAGGTTAACCTTATCGTGGTTGACCCCTTCAAGGACGTGATTAACCAGGGCGCCCCACCGAAGGTGGATAGGGTAGAAATCGCTTCTCGTATTCTTCCTCGTCTAGCCTATAATTTTGCTCCTACATCAGCAGCAAAACAGGCCCTTCAATATGCAGATGCCTTTATTAAGGAGATTGGAAATGATTGACTGGGATAAGGAAGTAATAACCAACACTGGTCAGACGGTGGTTTGCCTTGACCGGAATTTTAAAAGCTACTATGGCGCGGTAACATTGTTTAAGGTTCTGCCCAAACCCCATTTATCCTCAACGGGCTATGAATTTATCGGGCTTTACAGACCGCTTGTTGAACGGGTGACTACAATAAATGGGGATGCAGTAGGTTACACCATCCGCAACAAGCCCGTCATTGTAGAGAAGTGGATCATCCTTTGGAGGGGTTTTCCTAGCATGTTTTATTATGAAACCGAGGAAGAAGCCAATTATTCGGCAAGCATCTCGGTAAGAACCGATCTTGTGAAGGTAATGAAGGTGACATGGGAGGAATGAACATGAAGATAGAAGCAGGGAAATACTACCGCACTAGGGGCGGCGATGTTGTTGGGCCGATGCGAAGGCGTGGTCTGACTACCTTTCCTTGGGGGGACGGGACTGATTGCTGGACTGACAACGGCAGATTTAGTGAAGATGTAAATAACTGCGACATGGACCTTGTTAGCGAGGTCTATATCAGCGACACGCCGGTGGACACCACCAAGACCGCAAGGGATGAATTGGTGGAGAAGGCTGCGCTGGCAATCCTGAAAGCGCACTACGCAAACCCAGGAACAACGGGTTATGGCATGGATTGGATTTGGGACGCGGCAGAACATTTTGTGGAGGCGCGGAAGAAATGACCGAAGATGAAAATATGCGGTATGAATTGCTTGTGCGGGCGCTTGAAATGTCAGGCGATGCAAACACAGCCATGATCTTGGCAGAGAACATGCGCCGGTTTGTGTATGGATTGGGACATTCAACGCCGGTACAAGCGGGCGATCTGACAGCATCAATCAAGAGCGTGTTGCAGGACTTTGAAGGTCCGGTGCAGGGCTTTAATGGCGTGGCTATCCCAGGCAAGGTGGATGATGATTATGAGATTGGTAAAGGCAGCAAACGCCGCAGCACAAGGGAGCGCACACGCCGCCGCTGGACTGATGCGGAGGTCGCTGAGGCCAAGCAGTATATAGCTGATGGGTTTTCCTTGGATTATATTGCGGAATCCATTGGCAGGTCTTGGATGGCTGTGGAGAAGTCATGGCGCGATGGGAGATTTGTATGACCGAGGAAGAACGCATTGCACATTGCGCCCAGCTTAAATGGGCAGCGCAACAAAGTTACAAGCCTGCTTATGCAGAACTTGGCAGCATCCCCGCTCATTCTGAAAGCGTGAAAGAGCCGTGGGGTGAATTGCGTTTAACTTGGGTTGCCGGGCGCCTTTCGGGGTTTGAATCTTGGATCAAGGGCGAAGCGTTTTGGCGCGGGCTGGAAATACGAATTGATGTGGATAGGGGATTGGTTCAGCATCAATATCGTATCAAAATGGATGGCCCTAAAAGCAAAATCACTGAAATGGAAAAGTTTCTTCAAGCGGTATTAGATGGGGGGGGATGCCAAAATGACCGATGAAGAATGGAAAGCATGGGAAATACAAAGGGCAGGTCAGATGAACCCCGCCCCCAAGCCATCGCTTGAAGCGCGATTAGGCTGGCTGGAGGCTGACGCATCGGCGCAGCGCACGGCCATCTTGAAGCTGGAGCGGGATATTAAACTGATTGCCCTTGCCGGTCTTGCTGTGCTTGTGCCTACGATTGTGCTGGAGATGCTGACATGACCGAAACCAACGGCTGGGCCGGAATGAGTAACGTCAAGCGCGTCTTTTTGATGGTGGCGATCATCGCTATGTTGGCGCCATTCTTACACTTTTTGATAAAGTATGTGGCTTTATCAAATGCGTGCTTCGCGCATCTTTCCGAAATCATGACAATCTTGGAGCGGGTGAGATGAGCGACCAGACCACACCCGCGCCCGGCGGCTGGCACGGTGAGCCAGGAGTGCCGCTTAATCCTGAGAAGGATGGGTGGCATTGGTTACAGGCGAAGTATTATGATGATCCCGTTGGTCCGTTTATGGCCTTCTTTTGGGATGCCGCTCAACAAACGTGGCCCAAAATACAACCTTACGGCGGGCGCACGTTTCATTACCTCGGCCCCTGCCTCACGCCCGATGAAGCAACGGCGCTGCAAGCGCGCGTGGCGGAGTTGGAGGCAGAAACCAAGAAAGCCAAGTTCATACACCAGTATGAAGTCAAGGAGTTACAAGCCCGCGCGAATAAGTTGACGCGCCTAGTAGAGACCTTGGTGGAAAACGACCCCGAAGATATGGCAGCCGACGCCGTTACCGTTCTTGATGTGTGGCGGAAGGAAGCCCGCGAGCTTCTAGCGCGTCACGCCAGACTTGATGCGCGACAAGCGGGTATGGAGAAAATGCGCGAAAATGAATCTGCTGAGATACGCGCCGCGCTGGAAGGGAAGAAAGAATGACCGACTACATCAAATCCGAAGGCTACATCTATGCCAGCCTTTGTTCAGAGGTATCTCGTGCGCTTTATGAAGCGATGATGCAAAAGGGGTGGCGCAAGCACATTGCAGAAAGGCGCGCGCATGGCGGCAACATGAGCCTTTCCGACATTGCAAATACGCTGGCTCAACTCGGCGCCCACATGAAAGTGACGGTCAAGTTTATTGATGCGCCTGAAAGGAAGAAAGATGAGTGATGATCCTTGGCTAACTGCGATTAGCCCTGATGATATTGAGGCAGCTATACAGAGGAAGGCAGCGCGTGAGGCGCTAATTGTGGAACAAGCCGCAGAAATCACCCGCCTTCGCGCTGCCCTCGCCACCGCGCGCCGGGAGGGGATGGAGGAAGCGGCGCGGCGTTGCGAGTTACCTTGCATTGGCGACCATATGAATGCGTATGGGAAGTATTTTGCCGCCGCCATCCGCGACACAGCGAAGGAGAAGAAGTGATGGCGAAATACGATGTCTCCTTATGTCTTCCGAGCCTGCGCGAATGGTATCAGCAAGTGATTAAAGACCCTTCGTTTTTGAGAGACTATGATCGCAAAGAGGATTGGTTTTTACGCAATGCGACTTGGAACGACATGACTCGGAAAAAGCGCACCGCCGCCATCCGCGCAGCGGGGGAGGGGAAGTGATGAGCGAACCTATCCGCGCCGCGCTGCTGACTGCGTGGGAGAAATCCCCATCCTTCCTTGTCACGCTACCAAGCGGCAACCGTCGCACGTCATTATCAGTGCTGGAGACGGCCCAAATGATCGCCGCATTCCTTCGCGGGCTGGATGATGGTGCCGTCCTGACGCTGATGAAGGCAGAGCAAGACCCGCATCGTGGTTGGCGCGATACCCTCGTCGAAGCCGTTCTTGCGGCGGGGGAGGAGAAGTGATGGACTGGCAACCGATTGAAACAGCGCCAAAGGATGGCTCCGCTATTCTGATTTGGGATGAAACTCTCACATACGAAATTGCCTATCGCCATCGCGCTAAGTGGCGCTACGGACCAAAAGGCTACTTATGCGAGCCCACCCACTGGATGCCCCTTCCCGCACCACCGGAGGTGAAGCCATGACCGAGCGCCCCATCATATTCAGCGCCGAAATGGTCCGCGCCATTCTTGCCGGCCGCAAGACGCAAACGCGGCGGGTAATGAAGCTGACATCGCTCGGTCATATCAAAGCGCCCATAATGTATGGACGCCACAAACCAGACAACCCCAGAGCGCTAGCTGCCTGCCCCTACGGCGCCCCAGGCGACACGCTTTGGGTGCGGGAGGCAGTCGCGCATGGCGAAGGGCTGAAGTATCACGTCGCCTATAAGGCCGATAGCCAGTGTGGTGCGTGGGGATGGGATGGCGACGGGAATCCGTTGTTCTCCTCGCATGGGCACGTCTTAGAGGGCGATGCTGGCCGCGCCGTTGGCAATTACGGCATGCACCGATATGGCAAAAGGTGGACACCCTCGATCCACATGCCGCGCTGGGCATCGCGCATCACGCTCCGCATCACGGATGTTCGGGTGGAGCGGTTGCAGGATATTAGCGAGGATGATGCGCGGGCAGAGGGGTGTGAGCCGGTCGGCTGGATTGATGAAACTGACGTGGGCATGAGCAGCTATCGTGAAGGCTTTACTCGCCTTTGGAACACCATCAACGGCGTCGGCGCATGGGAAGCAAACCCCTGGGTTTGGGTCATCGAATTCGAAAGGGTGAAGCCATGAACGTTGAAGTGCAACCAAAAGACATCATGTCTGCCTGCGAAGCCACTTATCAGGCCGGATTGCGTGATGGTGTGCGATATTCGGCTGATGTTTTGGAAGCCTGCAAAAAGGAAATGATAAAAAGGCACGGCGAAACGGTGGTCACTGAATTTTGCGATATTGTAAAACGAGCGCTTCAAGATCAAGCGAGCCTCATTCACGCGAAACTGGAAGCGGAGGACCGCCAGCCATGAGCGAGCGCCCTATTCCTTTTCGCGATTGGGAAGTCCGCGCCATCTTGAAGGGCGACAAGACGCTAACGCGGCGGGTGATGAAGCCGCAGCCAGCGCCATTTGTCCAATCAACACCAGACCGACACCCCACTACCCGCACCGATCCGTACATTGATGCGTACTGCGGAGAGAGGAAAACGCCAGAGAACCCGCGTGGCATGAGCCGTGATTGGCACTGGTGGACAGCGGACAACCGACTCGGGCGGCTTGTAGCTCGCTGCCCCTACGGCGCCCCCGGCGACCTGCTTTGGGTGCGGGAGACTTGGGCGCAATACCCAATCGAATTGAACCCTGAACCATGTGACGCTTGGTATAAAGCAACCAGCAATGGGCCACCGCCGCCCTTCAAATGGCGCCCCTCGATCCACATGCCGCGCTGGGCATCGCGCATCACGCTCCGCATCACGGATGTTCGGGTGGAGCGGTTGCAGGACATCGAAGGCCAGCATCCAAGCGAAAGCGACGCAATAGCTGAAGGCGTCCGCGCCATCCACCACGGCGACGGTGACTATTACTACAGCGCGTTTCGGGACGTGCCGCATCCAAAGAATTGGAGTGACCCAGCGGATGCTTTTCGTGAAGTCTGGAACAGCATCAACGGCGCCGGCGCCTGGGAAGCAAACCCCTGGGTGTGGGTGATCGCATTCGAAAGGGTAAAGCCATGAACGAGCGCGCCAAATGGATCAATCATCAAGGCGAAAGACATTCATGTATGGTTCAGTCAAGGCAGACGGAAGCGAACACGCAAGGGTTCTTTTCATTGAACTTTGGAATACCATATCACCATACCCCGCACCTGAGATTGTTGGTGTTCTGAAGGGTAGATTAGTCATTCAAGAGGATGAATCAGAATGATGCAATACTACTTCTATGCGGGTGAAGTTGAAAGATTCTTTGTTAGGTTAAATACCTTCAAGGAGGGGCGCCCAATTTGCCCGAATTGCGGCAGCTTTATTCCTGCCCATCCCGAGCATATTTTAGCTGAAGTGCCAATGCGAATGGCGATTGAGCGTTTTGTAGAGACTTCAGGGGAAAACCATCATCACCGCAAACGTGATCAACGTCATTTGGATTATATGGATGGCAAAGTTGATACCGCAAATCCAGAAAATTGTAATGGAACACATTGCTGCCAATGCGGCGCAAAAGCCATGAAGGACATGCCATGATCTTCTATTTTGCAATAGTCGGCTGCATAGCAGCACTAAGCCTATCATGGGCTGTATTTACAACCGATAAAGTTGAAAGGACGCTAGCCATCTACACATGCGTAGTGGCGTCTGGTTTGTTTATCTATTTAATCATGAAAGGATGAAGCCAATCAGCAGAAATAAAGCAGCCGTCCTTGTTCTTTTCATGGCCCTGTCAGGGTTCCTTGTCGGAAGCCTGAGCGTATGGTGGATTATGGAAACCTACTTTCTATAGTAATCTGCGCCCTTGGATTTTCCTTATCAATCCAATGGTATAGGTGCATCTCCCTGACCTGCCTATCATTCTGGTAAATGCGATCCTGCATTAAATCCAGAATCAAACTAGGGTCTAGGTCAGGGCGCTGACTGGCATACCAAATATGGATATGGGCAACTAACTCTCCATCCAATAAGGTATCCAGCACGGGGCATTGCTTTATGAAGGCGTCACAATAAGCCAACGCCTTTGCAGACTTAATGGGGATGATACCCTTACCCCGCCGAACTAGCCTGCGACTATTAGCCTTAGACGCAGGTTCACCATAAATCATGAAAGTGACCATAAAAAACCTCTTGCAATCCAATAAATGTTCCTGTATATAACGCATAACAAGGAGACAGTAAATGGCAAAACTAACCAACAAGTATGGGTTGCCTCAAACCCTTATGAACTATGCCAACCGAAACACCTATAGCCGTGGCAATGCCAATATCTCTGTCACTCAGTTGATTGGCAGCCCGCGCGTTAGGATGATGACTCAGAAGCATCAGGAAGAAATCGTTGAAGATGTTTCTGACAGGCTTTGGGCCATCATCGGTAGCGCCCTGCATGAAGTGGTTGAGAAGGGTTCTGATGATGAACACCAAGCCGAGGAACGGTTGTTCATTGAAGTTGACGGGTGGCGGATTAGCGGCGGCATTGATCTTCAGTCCATGAATCTTGATGAGGACGGGACTAGGACGTGCGCTATCAGCGATTACAAGCTGACCAGCACCTTTAACGTGATGAACCCTAAGCCGGATTGGGAGCGGCAGCTTAATTGCTATGCCCACCTTGTCAGGAAGGTTAAGGGGTTTGAAATCAAGCGCCTATCCATCAATGCTATCATGCGGGATTGGATGCGCGCTAGGGCCAAGACTGACCAGAACTATCCCCAGGCTGCAATGCAGGTGATTGATATTCCTCTGTGGTCGCCGGAAGCAGCCGAGCAGTATTTCAATGAGCGGGTGAAGATTCACAAGGATGCCGAGGCCCTTATGGATTGGGGTGATACCCCGGAATGCACCCCGGAAGAACGCTGGTATAGCCCCGGTCAGTTGGCCGTGATGAAGGATGGGCGGAAGCGGGCATTGAAATTGTTTGAACCCGAACATAAGGAAGAAGCCGAGGAATACGCAAAGGAAAACAAGGCAACGGTTGTAGAGAGGCCGGGCCAGAACAAGAAGTGTGAGGATTTTTGCGCTGTGTCTGAATGGTGTAGCCAATGGGCTGCATTGCGGGCGCAGGAAGAAGAAGGAAAGGAATAACCATGTCTAACAAGGAGAATGAAATGAAGAACGTGATTATTGATGGCGTTGAATATGCGCCAGTTAATGCAGCCAAGGGCAGCCGCGCCGTGGTTGTGGTTGACCGGGGTTGGATTTTTGCGGGCGATGTTACCCGCAAGGATGGCCGCATCATGCTTACTCGTGCGCTGCATGTGTTTAAGTGGGAGTCAGTTGGCTTTGCCGGGATGATTGATAATCCCAAGAAGGCCAAGGCCGATCTTCGCCCTGTTGCTGATGTTGATATTCCCGATGGTTCTGAGATTTTTTGCGTCCCCGTTTCTGATGGGTGGGGTTTGTGATGGACTCTGCTTTTAGGCCAGTCGGCTCCGGCTACGGCTCCGGCGACGGCGACGGCTACGGCGACGGCGACGGCTACGGCAACGGCTGCGGCTATGGCTACGGCACCCGCGACGGCTCCGGCTGCGGCTATGGCTACGGCACCCGCGACGGCTCCGGCTACGGCTACGGCTCCGACTACGGCTACGGCAACGGCTATGGCAACGGCGACGGTAGCAGCTACTTCTACGGCGACGGCTCCGGCGACGGCTACGGCTCCGGCTACGGCACAATCACACTAAACCGGCGCAATGCGCGAAAGGCTAAAAATGTCTAACATCACAAAGGCCATTGTGGCTGTAACAGGTGAAGTCAATTCACTTGCAAAGGGTGTAAAGAACCAACACGGGGGATATAACTATGTCCCCATTGATAACTACTACGCCGAAGTGGGGAAGGTCGCAGCCAAGCATGGCCTGACTTGGGTTCTCAAGGTGGTCAACTTTGAGCATCTTCCCAATCTTGGAAAGTCAGGCGCCATTAACTTCACTTACAACGTGGACATTTTTCATTCCAGTGGGGATGAAAAGCTAAACTTCACGTCCCTGAATATCCTGCACCCAATTCAAGGGGCGCAGTCTGCCGGTTCAGCCATGTCCTATGCAGACAAGATTTTCATGCGGCAGTTGTTCAAGGTTGAAACCGGCGAACAGGATGCAGACGCCACCAATCCAAACGACTTGAACGGTAAGCCAGAAGCCCCCAAGGCCGAGGCGCCCAAGCCTGCCTTGAGTAAGGAAGATGAAGAAACCCTTGTCGCCTGGATTGATACCACCATCAAGACCTTCCTTCCTGATGTCAGGACGGACGATGAGTTGAAGGGATTTTGGTCAGACAACAAGAATGGAGCAATCAAGCGCGTGAGGGACTTTAGTGAGGAAGCCTATAACGGACTTCTAAGCGCCTTCACCGCCCGTCGAAATGAATTGAAAGGATCATAAGCATGAGCAATTACCCGCCCGGTGGCGTCCTGTTCCATCAGGATAAAAAGACAAACCCCAAGGCGCCGGACTATACCGGCAACTTGGAAATCTCTCGGGATACCCTGAATCACCTCGTTGCAATGGCAAAGAAGGAGCAACCCCTGAAGATGCAGCTTTCAGGATGGAAGAAGCCCACCAAGAATGGTGGCACATTCCTCTCCCTGGTCGCGGCAAAGCCGTATGAAAAGAATTCTGGTGGTTCATCGTCCCGTGACGATGATGATTCTGTGCCTTTTTGATAGGGAAAACCATGGACGTAGTTTTTTTTGAGAAGTTTGCACATTTGGTTGCGGAAAACGACCGCCTCCAAGATGCGCTTGCTTCAATGAAGCGGCAGCGAGACCGCCTTCTAGGCGCGCTTGAAGCCGACCCAGCATACCAAAATAAGGAAAATGACCATTGGCAATTTTTGGCTAGGCAACATGCGGGCGCCTCTAATGAGGCTCAAGCTAGTGCAAAACAAGCAAACGAAGCAGTCATTAAATTGCGTTCCGCAATTAAGGACGCGCTTTCATTGAAGCAAGGAGTATCTTCTTCTGCTTCTTTGATCCTTGAGGAAGTTTTGAAGGAAACTATTTCCTTCGCTGACGAAAGTGAGTTTGAGAATTACTCTGATGAAGAGTAGGCGCTACCGGAGCAAGGCGTATCTCTCAAAGGTCAGGCAGCATGGTTGCCTGATCTGCGATAGGTGGTCGCAGGCTCACCACCTCATGTTCGCGGAACCTTCCGCAATGGGGCTGAAATCAGGGGATGATTGGGCCGTGCCTTTGTGCGCCGAACATCATCTGGAATTACATATGTTTGGAGATGAAAAGACATGGTGGGACTTGAAGGGGATCAACCCGTTAGATTGGTGCGAGTCTATGCGGAAGCACCGGACGGATGGATCAAGCGAGAGTTAGACCTTCTGCCCAGGCCAGATAAAGAATGGGAGGCAGGTGATCTTATCGGCCTCTTAGACGGGAAATGGGTTCCCATTGAAAATGGCAAATGACTTGCCAGTTTCGGCTTTAATTACAGGAGTAAAGAATGGAAATCGAGATTGAAAAGGGTATTGAAATACCTATTCCACATGCAGAAAAAATGACGCCTATCAATCGTTCAATTCTGCATACTATGAAGATCATGAACGTAGGGGAGTCCTTCTTTGTCCAAAAGAAATACCAAGCGGCATGTGTCTTTGTATCGGTCCATGGCCGGAAACTTTTTCGTAAATTTACCGTGAAGCGGCAACATACAGGATTGGAAGGCGAGGGGGTACGGATATGGCGCACGGAGTAGTGGCACACACCAAGGAACTCATTGCGGCTGCCATGCTTCGCAACGGGTTTGATGCCGCTTCCAAAGCGGTAGCTAGTGGGGAACTGTATCTACACAATGTCAACAAGTGTGTGGAAACATGGGTTTCCTATGAGCAGGACAAGGATAGATTTTGGGATAGTATCGGCGCCTGCTGGTATAAAGCAGCCCGCAAACTTAGCCCCAGGACTTGGGAATGATCCCGGCTCTATCTGGCTTGGCGGCATGGGTATATGACATGAACCTCTGCCCTAGGGAAAGGAAATGTCTGCTGCTTACACCGGCTGGTGTGGCAGTCATTGGCTGCATCAAAGACGACACCAAGGGGTATATCGCTTGGTCGCCTTTGCCGGATAGGGATAAAGAGAAAGAAAAGGAACTTGGAATATGAGCATCTTTGACGATCAGGCAGACTTCATGGCGGCTTGCGGTCAAACCGTGGATCGGTTTAACGCAAAGCAAGCCAATATGTATGCCGAACTAATCCGTGAGGAAACCGAGGAGTTTAAGGAAGCCTTTGCGGAACGCGACATTGCCGATGCAATCATTGATATTATCGTGGTTTGCATTGGTTATGGCCTATCCCGTGGCTGGCCCATGAAGGAACTGTGGGATGCTGTGCATGTTTCTAACATGGCTAAGGTTGATCCTGAAACGGGCTTGGTAACTCGCCGGTCAGACGGGAAGATTCTGAAGCCTACTGGTTGGGCGCCCCCTAACCTTCAACGGGTTCTTGACGAGCATGAGGCCCGCAATGGGGGCAACTGAAACGGTAGCGCCTGTGACTTTGTTTAAGGTAACAAAGATGGCGCCCCTAATCACTAAGACAAATGGAGCATTTGATAACCCACCAAAGGATACGTGGGATGCCATTCTGTTCCAGTTTAGTGCAAATGAAGATGAGTGGTTTATCAGCACCCCTATTCGTTCCGATAAACCGCAAACCTTTAGGATTATAACTGACGAGCAATGGAGAAACTCGGAGATTATTGATGGTGAAGGCTAAAGATGCAGCCATGTCGTTTGAAGCCGTGAAGGTTTCAATGCGGCAGGATGGCAAGGGTAGTTACATCACCCTTGCTATCCATCCTCACCAAGTCCCCCTGGACCTGTTCGCAGCGCCAGCGGGTTCTAGGTTTGGCTGCGCCTTGGTTCACATTGACGAGAACGAAGAACCCGTTAGGGGACGGGACGCAGAAGAAGGGGATAAGGCCATAGCTTCTGCCGGTATGCTTTGCCGGAATCTAAGGTTCCAGCAATGGATACACCGGGAGGGCTTAGCCCTAGATATTTCCGAGGATGGCGCCATAGCTGCGCTACGGGAGCATTGCGGCATTACCAGCCGCACGGAGTTAAAGACTAACCGGGAAGCCAGGAAGGTATTTCTGGAACTCGCCCAACAATTTCAAACCGCAAAACTCTAGGAGAACATCATGCAAGCAGCACCCTTTCTGGATAAGGTCAAGGAAATTGTCTCCGGTCCACGAGAAAAGGAATACGGGGACAAGACAGCAAACCACAACTGGATTGCCACCCTTTGGAATTTCTGGCTACAGCAGCGCCCGCAGCAGGAATATCTCAGCGCCTATGATGTGGCGATGATGATGCTACTGGTGAAGATTGCCCGGCTTATGCAAACCCCAGGCCATCAGGATAGTCATATTGATATTGCTGGCTATGTAGCCATTATGGAAGAGGTAACTCCCCGTGGATAAGGAAGAAGCATATATCCTGTCTATGCGTGATGTGATGTTGAACTTCATGCACCAGAACAATCGGGACGTTGAAACTTCTCCTTGCGTGGTTATGGGAACCATCTACGCAATTATGATCTTCATGCAGCAAACCACGGAAGAAACTGAGGTTGCTCAAGCGGTCAGGGAAGTGACTGATTTCTTTATGGAAACCAGCAAGCAGTTATTGGCAGTATTGCCGCAACCATCCGAGGATGCCGTGATGTACCACGGCCCACCCGGCAACGCATAGGAGAAATAAAATGACTTTTTTGAAAGTGAATTGTTTGGTCTTGAATCCAGAACTTGGAGATGAAAAGAAAACCCAAGACAAAACAACTCTAGTCCTCGTCAATTTAGATGCCATTGACGCCATAGAGGAAGATAAAGGAAGTCACTACCATGAAGGCAAGAATCTTTCTATGATTCAACTGAAAGGCGACTCAAGAATCTGTGCCATTGGATCGGTGGAAGAAATCGCTCACAAGATTGAGACAGATAAAAGCCGCTTTGTAATTGACCTAACCACACCAAAATCAGAATAGGAAGCCCCATGCAATTTGACTGTGAATCAACCGCGTCCACCACCGGATGCGAGGTTAGAGCGCGCCTTGTCGAAACAGGCTGGATTCCCCCTGAGAAGGCCGCTGAGGCGGTTGTGGATTTCCAGCTAAAGCAGGACTATCACCTAGCCCTACTAGCCCTAGACGGGCAGTTTGTGGCGGCGGAAGAAGGCAGCCTAGCCGGGCGGGTTGTGAAGCTGCTGCGCCAGTTGGATGAGCAGCATAACGCCGGTCTTGTGGAGGCATCATTGGTCGCCACTGAGCGGAACAATGAAGGCAATCCCATTTGGCCGGATGGTCAGGCTATCGCCAATATCATTTTGGCTTTGCGCCGGAGGGTGACATGAAAGATGAAGAATACCGCGCGCTTGTTGCTGCTGGCCCTGCCGTGGTGATGGTGGCGAAGGAAGATATGCTGAAGCTGTTGGAGCGGTTGATTATTACCGAAAAGCAAAGGCAGAGTTTATATCTGCAACTTTCTTTGGTAAACCGCTCTATCCTTGACAACGATTAACTCCAAACATGAAAGGAAATCAAATGTCTGAATCCAAAAATCCCTGGCCACTTATTGGGTGTGGAGTCCATAAATACGAACGAAAAAATGGCAAACTCTATGTTGCGAATCAAGGGGCTGTCGTGATGGAAAGAGATGGCCTTATTTTGATTGAGTGGTTTGATTGGATTTTGGGGGAACCACTTTATGCAACATGGCATGAGTTAATTGGTTGTTCAGATGACGAAGAATGGAGATTCTTTGAAAATGTTGAGTGCATGAATGGATACTACCAGTCACACAAACACATCATCGAAGAGCCAATCAGCAATTCGTGACAACGATTAACCCAAGAGAAAGCCATGAAGCATGTCATTAGCGCCATCCTTCATACCATCACCTTCACCGCTATCGGGTTCCTGATCTTAGACAAGATTCAAAACCCGCCAAAGGTGGAAGTGGTGAATGTGATTGAGTTTCTGCCAGAACCAGAACCAATCAACATTGACCATGTGAACTGCATGGCAAGGAACATCTATTGGGAAGCCCGTAATCAGCCCAAAATTGGGATGCTGGCGGTCGCCCATGTTGTGATGAACCGCACCAAGGATGAAAGATGGCCCTCCGATCCATGCGAAGCAATCTACCAGCGCCGAGGGAATACATGCCAATTCTCTTGGGTCTGCACCAGCAATAGGGACAGGCAGCCAACCGATAGGGAAGCATGGAACAAGGCTCTGGAAGTGGCGCGCCTAGCCCTTCATGGCTATCCAGACATTACCGAGGGCGCCGTGTTCTTTCGGGCGGCAAATGTCGCACCACGCAAAGCACTAAGGATCAACGATCATGCGTTCTACCGATAAAACAAAATTCTCAATGGCCTTCGGTGAAACCCTTTACAAACACCGAAGCCGTGCTAATATGGCAAATATGACATACACCGATGAAGCAGGGATTGGAGAAAACACCCTGATAAATTGGGAGAAGGGTCGTTGTTTGCCAAGGCTTGAGGTTTTGATTGCAGCGGCCAAGCCCTTCGGATTGAAGGGATGGGAATTCTACAAAGAAGTGGAAGAAATGTATGCCAGGAAAAAGGCCCGCGCATCCAATGGTGTTAGAGTTGATAAGGCTGATAAAGGACGGGGGAATGACCGTGGCCGCAACCGCCGATAGGGCGGGATATGATAGGTCAGTCATATTCCGATGGCGCTATGACGGTATCAGACCATCAATCCACATCTTTGATGATGTGCTTAGGGCGGCAGGATATAGGTTAGCTATTGTTCCTTTGGAGGGAGACAAAGAATGACCGATGTATTTGTTATAAATTTTCACGGAAGCCCAGCGCCAAAAGGATCAAGTTTTCGGGGTGAAACCTTGCATCTTAAAAAGAGGGAATTAAAGCGGCTATTGAATCCTGGGCTTCGGGCCGTTTTTGGTGTGACCATGCCGACAAGCTTTGTGCCACAGATAAAACCGAAGAAAGGAGACAAAAAATGACCGGCCTTGGCTATAAAGTATATGCCGAAATTGAAAACCTACTTACTGATGTTCAGTCTGTTCGGGAGGTTGGTGGTGGCGCCACCTATGAAGATGCGTGGAATCAAGCGCAAATTGTTTTCGCGCAAGGGCGGAACGGATGGTATGAACATAATAACAGGCTACGCATACTCCGCATTGAAATCGTGAAGGTTATTAATGTGGCATCTTTCAAAAAGATGGAATGGAAGATTGATGGCAACCCAGAAGGAGACAAAGAATGACCTATAAAGTAGATCAATTCGCCGCCCTCCATCCAAGGGTTGAAGGCGAAATTTATGTGGATTGGGATAAGGTTCGTATGCTGGCCCTCAAGGGGGAGATTGGCACAAGTCAGCATGATGTTTTAACTGGACAATTAGCGCAGGCCCTTTTGGAAAAGGGGCGCCGTATTGAAGATTTAGAGAAGGCGTTGCGCCATATTGAATATCTAGACCGTCCTCAAGTACGAGGCCAACCGCGCCGCGTGTCAATTCAGGAAATCGCGCTCGCCGCGCTGAAAGGAGACAAAGATGTTCACAATGGATCAAATTGACGCCACCCACACGGCTTACAAAATGGGGATTGAAGCTGGTAGGGAAGTATCGGCTACCCGCATTGCGGAGTTAGAGAAGGCGTTGAATTACTTTTTAGACCGCGATGAAGATAAACCGCAGAATTGGAAATACAGACGGGATAAAGCAGAGAGATTGGCCCGTGATGCGCTTGGGGGTTAAGCAAGAAATGAACATCGAAGCCATAAACCGAAGCACAAGGCTTGCCCTCCTAGACACAGGCGAGACAATCCCAATCACGGATTGGTTTGAGATGGACGGATATAATTGTGACCCATCCGAGGCGGTTGTCTGCGTTGCAGGGCCTTGTAGCAATGGTAAGTGGTATTCAATTGATCTCAGACAATATGAAGGGACGATCCTGCAATGACTGACCTTGTAACCGACCACCTCGCCATCACTATTGCCCATTTGCGAGACCTTGGAGATAGAGCAGCCTTTGAACCACACATGCACCATAAGGCAGCCGATGAAATAGAACAGTTAGACAAAGCCTGTAAGGAATGGGCAGAGGTATCTCAGAACAACTTTCAACGGGCGAAAGCCGCGCAAGCGGCACTAGAAGAACACAAACAGGGCGCCATGGAAGCTATACGCCTAGTAGGGCAATCAGCCCGTAACGCAGGCTTATGGCAAGGCAAGGCAGAAGGTCTGGCCTCAATCCTGACAGAGTGTGTCAATGACCTAGAACGCGCCATCAATAAAAAGGTCCACAAGGAAAGCATGGAGAAATTGATAGCCCATGCTAGGCAAGCAGTAGATAACCTAAACAAATAAGGAGATATATCATGGCCAAATGGGAAGAAGTGGAATGTTTTGATTCCAAGGTTGTTGTGATCCATGAACCAGGAACCTTTAAGCACCTAGAAGAACTATGCGATAAGGTTGTTCTTCGCGTGTGTAATATAACAGAAGGCCAAGTATGGCTTGTCCCGCTAACTCCCGACCATGCTGTTAAAGTGGGAACCGCTTTGATTGCGTATTCCAACACGCCCGCCCCGAGTAAATAAGGAGATACAATGCTGACCATTGAGCAAGTCCTAGACATAGGGCTAAGTGGTATCATCAGTAAAGATGATGATATTCTTCCGCATGTGGAAGTCCTTAAGCGGGGATTGGCTATTGTTATAGTCCGATCCTTGCGGCGACTTGAGCATAAATCAGAGGTTGCCTCGGACGCCGTATCGGCAATGGAGGGCTGGCTTTATAACCATGGACCATTCCCTGAAAAAAGGATTTCAGACGCTATAGAAAAAATGTGGGATTGGAGACTCCAACACCATCGCTATAATTGGCATGGCTTGACCCGCGTTCAAGAAGCTATATACATGGCCGAGCGCCACGCCGACTATTCAGCCACTTGGGCTTTGAAATTTATTTTGTCATTCACCGCAGAGCAGCCAAGATTTTTGAGGAATGCCTTTGGCTCCCTAACTGACTCCCAAAACTCCGCAGGAGACGCAGCAATAAAAGACGCCATTAAATTTGGCACATTCATAAACGCCAAGCGGGATGAATGGGAAAGACAGAAGGCCGATATTCTTGAAGTGTTCACGCCTTTAATCATCAAGCAATAAGGAGATACCATGTCAGAAGTGAATCTGGTTTGGGTAACACCCAACGCCGATCAGATGATTGGCTACATCGCCCGTGTCAGCAATGTAAGCGCCAAGCCAAACGATGAAGCGGCCCCGTTGATTTCATACCTTATCAAGCACAAGCATTGGTCCCCGTTTGAAATGGCCGATATGTGCCTGGAAATCATCACTGAACGGGACATTACTCGTCAGCTTCTAAGGCACAAAATGAAGCCACAAGAATTTAGCCAGAGGTATGCTGCGACCAGCGCCTTACCTGAGGCCAGTAACCGCCCGGCCAGGATGCAAGACCCGAAGAACCGCCAGAAGTCTAAACCCTGCCGCGATCCTGAAATCATGAAGTGGTGGGATGAAGCCCAAACAAAGATCAAGATGGAGGCGGATGCTATCTATAATGCCGCCCTTGAACTTGGTATCGCTAAGGAAGTGGCGCGGTCAGTCTTGCCCGAGGGACTAACCACAAGCCGAGTTTATATGAAAGGCGACATTCGCTCATGGCTGCATTACTGCGAAGTCAGGCGCGGGAATGGAACACAGCCAGAGCATATCGAGGTGGCGGATAAATGCTATGCCATCCTCAAGAATGAATTGCCTGATACTGTAGCAGCCTGGGAGGCTACGCATCATGATCTGTAGCCTCGCCCTGGTCCTGTTGATGGACGTTTCTGCCTCTATCCTACCGGCGCATTGGATAGCGCAGCGCGATTACACCGCCGCCGCGCTGGCTAGTGATGATGTGGTGCGCGCCATTGAGCGGGAGCCACCGATTGCGGTCACGGTGATGGGCTTTGATAACGTAGCGCGCCCGGTGTTAGGCTGGCGGGTGCTGCATAATCGGTATGATGCCTTGGCGCTGTCACAGGAATTACGCGCGGTTAATCGCCCTGGATGGGGAAGCACGGATATAGCCGCTGCCATCCACGCCAGCCTTGATGCTTTACAGGCGGCGCCCTGTGATCCTGATCGCGCGGTGATTGACCTTAGCACAGATGGGGAAGCGGAGCCAATTACAACCGCCGCTGCGCGCGACGTAGCACAGCTTCGCGGCGTAACCATTAACGCCATCGGCACGGATGCAGATGGGGAGGAATTTCTAAGGAAACACGCCATCACGGCAGATGGCTTTCTATTGATTGGAAGCTGGGATGATTACCCCGCGCTGATGAGGCGGAAGTTAGTTATGGAGTTGGCGGGAATATCACAAATAGAAACTATCTCACACCTCTATCCATAGCCTGCTCCATAATCGTACCCGTTATCTGATTGCGCCGTTGCCTTAATGGTACTAGGGCATCGGCCTTTTCTTGCGGGTCCATATTAGGATTGTTCTGAATAGCCCTCATCCTACGGCTAATCTCACCAACATCGCGGGATGCCTTGTCAACCTGCTTCTTTAGACTAAACAAGTCAGACCTTTCAGAAGCAATCTCATTAGCCCTAGCCATATCCCCGGCAAGCCGGGCGTCGTTCATGGCCGTTGTCCATTGGGTCACTTCCCGCTTCAAATCATAGAAGTCACCAACAAACCGGCTAACCTTTTCTTCATCGCCTTTGATGAACCGCCGCATACCAGAAAGTGTCGTGGCGATACCAAGGGGTGTATTAGGATCACCAAGCGGCCCAGCAGGCTTGCCAGGGGTTACTCCCGTCCATCCAAGGAAACCATCTATAGCACTCAGTATCATGACGCCCGTGGTGCCTAGATAGCCTTGCAAAATGGATTGCGCTTGGATTGGTGATATTTCCATCTTAGCGCCACGAGGTAGCTGCCCAATGGTATTATTGATGGCGTAAGCTACTCCCTCAGCAACCCTAGATGTATCCTCTTGCACTCGTTCACTTGCGGGGCGTGACTGCATCCCCGCGCTTTCTAATTGCCTCTGCCGGAAGAAATCATAATTAGTCATAACTGTCAGGAGGGGATCAACGGCAGCAGGGATTGGACTAGAGCCCAAGGTATTAGTAAATGCAAAAGCAAATGCCCTAGCTAGGTCGCCGCCATGCTGTTTGCGATAGGCGTCATACACCATCACAGGGATAGCGCCAAACCAAGTACCAACCTCAAACGCACGAGGCAAAAGAACGGTTGTTCCATTGACATAAGCAATGTCATACAGCATCTTCCGTTCAATGGGTTCATTGTCCCACTCTTCCGGGTCTGACTCAGCAGCATAAATAGCAGCGGCAACACTAAACAACCCAAGAACCGCGCCCCTTGCTACCAAGCGCCCTATGAATTTTTTAGCCCCTAGATTCTTTTCATTTTCCATGAGCCTGTATGTGCCTTGGATTTTGGCGTTCAAGAACGGAATCAACGGGGCCAAAGTTGAAATCAGACCGCCAAAAATGCCGGTTCCAATTCCGCGCCTTGAATACGGCGCCAATAGATAAGCCTGAAAGGCAGCTTCATCGGGGTCAACACCCTTGGAAACCAAATGATTGACGAGCCTAGTACGTTCAGCAAACTCGGTAACTTCGCCAGCCCTTTCCAGACTTTTCACAAAACCCATCGCTCGGTCCAGCATTGAAGCCGTGCCATCTTCCATGCGAACACGGCGCTTCAATTCTTTAGTAACATCAGGGCCACCCTGCCCCCAAGTGTAGCCGCCAAAACCAGACACATCACCAATGGACGTATAGGCCGTAGTTTGCTTCAAAGTATCTTTGAAGCCACGGGTGAAGAAGTTAAAGAACGGGACACCCTCTTGCACATAAGCCATCTGCCTGCCGCGCCAAAGGTTCGCCAGCATGAAGGGGGGCGCAAGGGTGATTGTGTTTCTAATAAAACCAGAAAATGAAGCCAACGCCTTCACAAAGCTATTCTGAATCTGTGGTGGCGCCGTGCTGATAGCAACCATCATTAAGGGATCATCAATCCGGTAATGAACGTCCTTGCCGTTTTCCCGAATGGTCAAGATATTCTTGGCGCCCTGCAACCTAGTAGGTACTTTCTCCGCTAGACCGGCAAACTCCATCCCCTTCGCGGTATTCCGCATGGCAACATTCTTTAGGCCAGATTTTACAATGGCATCAGCATTCCGAATGATGTTCTCAAACAGATCACCAATGGGGTCCTCGCCCCCCTCGCGCTTCTTTAATGCGTCACTAGGGTTCTTGAACGTCCCGGCTGTAGATGGGCCTATAATCTGATCGGCATTATGGTAGGCATCATCCTCCATTGTGCGATACAATGGGGTATAAAAACTACCCATAAGTTTGTCTTTGGTTTCCTTATCAATAACCCCTGTATCAACCAAAATCTGCAATAGGCTATTGTTCCAATTATTTAGGTCTTTTTTTGCTTCCTTCCATGCAGGGAAGTCCCGCTCAGATTCTCGGATTACATTGTTGATTTCAGTATCGGTCAAGTTGGTAAAACCGGCGCGGCCTTGTTTCCGCAAGTCGCGCTCCTGACTAGCAACAAGATATGTTTGGAAAGCCTTGGATTCTTCGGGCTTAGTGGAAACCCTGCCCGCGATCATGGCCTGCATAGACTTTACCGCAGGATCACGCTCTAGTACCCCGCGCGCTATGTTGAACTTATACCCACCGCCATTCATCATATACGCAATGCGGGCATCATTATTCATTGATCCTTCCCAAGACCGGCCAGCAGTCGCCAAGTCAGGACGCCCCTTAGAACGAAGGAGTTGGTCAAGTAAGTGTGCTGGATAGGCTTGGTTCACACTAGACAATACAAGGCTGGTTCTGGCGTTCACGCGCCGCTTTACCGGCGCCTCGCCGGGCTTCTCACCGCCATACAGAAATGTGTATTTAGCCCTTGCCCCTGTAAGGGCATCCAGAGCCTTGCGGAATAGGCTGTCCGGTTCCTGTCCGTATGTCCCTGTTACCTTGTCTATGGCGCTTTGATGGGCTGCGCTGATCTTTGGGAGTGTGCGGGCGCTGTATTCTTCTGATGCCGCGCCACGTTCAGGTATTCTATAGGCCGGATTGTGGTAATCATGCTGAAGGGAGGCGAAAGGAAATCCCTCTGGCGCATAACTTCTATACATATATTTTTCGTCGCCGGGAAATTCACCAATTTTGGCAGTAAATCTAATATCAGCAGGGAATGGATCAAATTCCCCAATACCAACCAATTCAGCTTCCGTCACGGCTTCTTTGTATTTCATTCTTGCATTTTGTATTCTTTTTTGAATCTTAAAAATTCCATCATCGGTTAGGTTTGGTTCCCGCAATTTCTCAGAATAATCTTCAATAGTTTTTCTTCTCCAATCCATTTTGGACCAAGCTGCGCGCTGATCATCAAGATTTTTTTTGTATTCAATACCCTCGGGGGAGCTTGTTCTGGAATAACGCGCTGTTTCTTCAGGGGTTAAAATACCAAATTCCGCACGTTGCAGCGCGCCCTTCAGCCCGCCTTCCGACTCTAATTTTATATTGGCAGATTCAATGATTGATTGCGGAAGCCTTGCGCTAGACTCACTCCCCCTAAACTCAGGCGCAGCATCACCAGCAAACCTACCAGCATCACCTTCCACAACCCTGCCAAACACATCATCAGGGCTGTTAAACCCATCACCACGCAAGGAATTACCCATGCGCCTAGTGAACTTAGTCAGCATGTTCACAAACCGCGTGAAGGATGGCTTCAATCCGGTCATTGGAACCCCGCGCTTGGCGGCATCATGCAATGAACCAAACACATAAGCCTCAGCCTCGCGGGCGCTTTCAATGTTCCCCGGCAAGGTGGACTTCAGGAAATCCCAATAAGAATCCTTGGACCCCGGCATACGGATTGTCTGTAGTTTCCGCTTAATGGTGGAATCAACTTGATCCAGCGTCATGTTGTCCTTGAAGGACTGACCCATTAGCTTCTTAAAAGCAGGATCATATTGGCCGTAGTAATCTTGCAACACATGGAAGGCTTCATGGGCTGCTGTTTCTTGTGCCATGCTTAATACTGAATCAGATAGGGAAATCTCAATAATGCCTGACGCAGCGGTATCAATCGGCGCCAGCCGACGGCCTTGGGCCTCTATGTCATTCTTCAGGATGCGTTCTACAAACCTAATTTCATGGTTTGCACCGGCAGGCAGAATAGCAGCCATCACTTCACCGGCCTTGAAGGCGGCATAAATCTGTTCCGGCTGGAACTTACCGCTTTTCATATCCCGCTCAATAGCGGTGGCAATAGCTTCACCCTGCTTGCCTTTGGCCCTAATCTTGTTCAAGCGGTCATTGATAACCGCCATGAAATCAAAGGCAGGACTTGGTTTGGTGGCCTGTTCAGGTTGCGTGGCCTGTCCGGGTTGATTGCGCGCGGAGTATTCTTCCGCAGGGCCAAGCGGCTTTGCGGGGGCATTGGCAAACCTAGCTTGGTCAAGGGCTTCAACATCGCCTTCAGTTACAGGGGTAGATGGAACCTCAAACCCAAGCGCGCGGGCAATATCTTCATCGCTATCACGGGCCGTTACACCAGCTTCATCTAACGCGCGCTCTAATTGCTGCGCCGCACGTTGCCGCTCCTGCCCTTCATAATCTTCAGTCAAACCAAAGTTGACACCACCACCAGATAATTCCTCTCTGATGGCATTAAGCATATCGTTAATGTCGGCATCTTCGGGAAGGAAACCTTCTTCAACTAGCTTCTCCCGCGCCCGATCTAGTGTAAGGCCACCCTTGTAACCAACCGTCTTACCATTCTGGTTCTTGATTGGCGTCCTTGGCTGATTGTTAATAAGGCCAGGAAGGGCTTTATTAGAACCAAGGATATTAGAAACCTCACCGGCCATGTAGCCAGTATTGTTTAGGCCACCAGCCTTCCTTAGAAATTGCACCAAAGATTGCTGTTTTGGCTTTACGCCACCACGCAAGTCTTGAAGGGTTTGCTTAACGTCAGAGGGCAAAGCAAAGCCAGGGCCTTCGGGTGCCTCAGATGGGGCGCCCATCGGAGTTTCAACGCGCCCTTCTTCCACAGCCGCAATACGCTCATTTGCAATTTCAGAGCTTTGAGAAGAAAGATTATTGGCAACATACTTCTTAATCTTGCCTTTTTTAGATTCCCCTTTACCAAGAGAAAACCCAAACTCACCTGATTGGTTTTCGGCTGATTGAATTTGACGATCAAGCGCAGCCTTAACCTCTCCCATTGGGATTTGCCTACCGGCAATTCCAGAAAGATAGGCTTGAAGGGACGGGACAGAAACCGTGTAAGAAGGCTTATCTTTAATCTGATCGGCAATGTATTGTGAAGCCAAAGTCCCCAATGCTGCCTCTTGATTTTCACCAGAACGAAGCCCTTGGGCAGCAGCAGAAAAATCTTCAGGACTAATTTGACGAATAGACGGGGCAGGACGCAACGCCTCTTGGGCGCTGGCAAATAGTTTCTCTTGTTCTTCAGCAGGGCGGGATAGAAAATCCTCAGCAGGTATATTAAGACCGCGCTCTACAATAGCCGCGCGCTGAAACTCAGGTTGCCCAGCCTGTAATGCGTCACGCAATTCAGCATCTTCAGTCCGGTCTATCTCTGGACCAGGGCCGCGCCTAGCAGCACCAACGCCAGCACCAACACCGGCACCAACAATAGCGCCCATAGTTGCACGAGAACCAACACCGGCAAGCAATTCGCGGTCCACTTCCGCACGTTGCCTAGCGATGTTTTCCGATAGTGCTGCACCACCTTCTTGCCCTGCTTCTTGACCCAATTCGCTAAGGCTAGTCCCCAACGCGCGACCAACAACACCCCGCCTTGTCATAGGGCGGAACATCGCCCCTTCAGCGCCGGGCAAAGCAGCCCCAACCGTTCCAGAAATAACGGCAGTCTGAGCGGCGGCTTGTCTAGCGGCACTTACCGCAAGGCGTTCCTTGGCTTCATCAGGATTCAAACCTTGCTTCAATAATTCCTGATATTCAGGGCTGCGCTGTAATTGCTCCGGGGACAAAGCCGTAATTGTGCGATAAACTTCATCGGCGGAACTGCCGCCTTCAAGCAACGATTCAGTCCCGACAGCGCCAGCAACACCAGCGCGGGTAGCAGTGGTTTGGGCTAACTGCCTACCAGCCACACGGCTTGCAACACCAGCAGCGCCCCTTACAGCCAAACCCCCCACAAGGGCCGTGGCTAGTGACGGAAGGCTCTCAATAGCCACGCCAGCCACAATGCGCGGATTTCTAATGGCTTCGGCAAGGGCAGTCTTAGCTTGCTCACCAAGGCCCTTACTTTCAGCCTCTTGCATGGCAAGATCAAATAAGGCTTGCTGCTTTCTAGTGCCTTCGGAAAGCTGACTTGTGCCGTAGTCTGAAATGGCTTGGCCTACATTCCTTAAACCACGGCCAACAATGTTATCCTCCATGCCGGGGACAACATTGATAATTGATCCAGCGGCAGTAGGAATCTGCCCAACGCCGCGCATAAGATAACCATACGCATCAGGTATGGCTTTCTTTTGTCTATCAAATGACTGCTCAATAATCGGGCGGTAGCGAGGGTCTAAAGCAATCTGCCGTTCGGCTTGCTCTTGCGGGATATTATCTGGAACCTCTACAAAAGACCCATCAGGGAGCGGAATATAATAACTCATTGAGGGGCGGGCCAAAGATTGGGTTGACGAATCTGGCCGGGTGGTGGCCTGCCAGAACCTTGCGTTGGGGCCGGGGTTTCAAACAATGTTGGATTAGCCCCGCCTCGCAATGCGAGAAGCCTTCTAATTTCATCTGCCTGCGCTTCAAGTCGCGCACGCTGATCAATTAAACCTTGTCTTTCTGTTCGATCAGTTGTTTCCCTAATTTGCTCATTCAGCCCAGCAATACGCCGCGTATAATCTGGAAGCGCCCGTTGCAAACTTTGTGCGCTAGCAAGTTCGTTTTGTTCCTCCCTAGCCGCCACCCTTTCCGCCCTACGCTCCGCACGATCACCAGCAGCCTCACCCAACCGCAATTCACTCAACCTTAGTTGACGTTCCTGATTAGTGATAATGCCGCGGCGATAGGCTTCCTCAGTCTGAGCGCGACGGATAGTGATTTCATCCTGAATACCTTGACGCTCACCCAAACGACCTTGGCGCATTTCTTGCGTATAGGATTCCAAACCACGCAACCCACCCTGCCCAAGATTAGCAAGAGCGTTAGGGTCTTTACTCGCCATCATAGCAAGGCCAGCCTGCATCAAGCCGGTATTAACAGCATCCTTCCGGTAATCTTCCCGGCTCTGTCCAGTAGCCCTTGGACGGTCATACAAGGCTTGTATGGTGGGGTCTGTGGTTTGACCGGATGGTTGTGCCGCTACAGCGTTAATACCAGCGCCAGCGCGTGTGGGGCTAGGGGCTTGTCTTGGTTGACCGGGCGGCGGCGCAGGCGGGCCGTATGGTTCACTAGCGGCACGTTCAGCGGGCGGCGTGGATTCAGTGCTGGCAGGGGCGGCGGGTCTCTGCGCTGGCGCTGGCGTGGCGGCAGGTTGTTCAGGTGAAAATGGAGGCGCAACACCAAGACGTTCAGCAAGGGCAGAAGGCTCAATACCATATTGCCTTGCAACATTATCAATCATGGCAGGTGTGCGAAGCGATGGGTCCAAAGACAATTCCGCCGCAGCCGCATCAAGAAGGCGCGGGCTTGTGGAGCGCGGCAAACCAGATGGCATCGGCCTAAAAACAGGCAATCCACCACCCTCAGCCATCCGAACAACACCACCTTCGCGGAAAGCCTCAATACCAGCCTCCTCCTCTTGCGGCTGTTCTTCAGGGTAATACTCAGGCTGCGCTTGGCTTGCAGCTTCCTCAGCCATGCTAGACTGTGGCGCTGGACTAGCCATAGCGCCCTGCCTCATTTGCTGGCGCCGCTTCATTTCTGATAGCACCAAGTAAGACGGGGCCAATCCAGTAGGATTCTGCAACTCACCGGAAAGCTGCATGTCAGAAGCGTTCTTTAATGCGTCCTGAACCTGAAGAATGTTCATATCAACCTCACCGGTTATATTGATTGTAAGCACCCAAACCAGCAATCCCAAGGCCCGCAATCTGTGTCAGAGGGTTTGGATTAGCATAAGTATTCTGGACCGTAGCAGGGGTTACAGGCGTCCCTCGCAAAATACGAGAAAGGAAATCAATGTTGCCTTTCTCATTGTCCCTTTGGTCAAGGAAGTCCTGATAAGCCGTATCAAGTTCACGTTGCGTTTGCTGTTGCTGGGTAGAACCCACCTGCTGTAGTGCTTGCGCCCGCTGCAAACCAAGCCCCTGCTCGGTAGCCCCAAGCTGCCCAAGGGCAGAACCAGCCTGCATACCAAGGCCAGCCCCCGACAAACCAAACTGCGCCCCTGCCAAGCGTTGCTGCTCGGTCAAACCTTGCGCCTGGATAGATGCAGCCCGATCACGTTCAAACTGACCCTGAGCCTGTTCAAAAGCCTTCTGCCTGCCAGCGCCCTCAATATCTGAAAGCTGCCTGCCAAGGCCACGTTGCGCCACGCCCTCTTGAATGCCTTGACGATACCCACCAAAGGCCCCTGCCTTAATGGCTTGAGTTTCCCGAGAAGGCCGACCCTCTTGGAAATCCTGCACCGCAGAAGCCTTCTGCCGGTCAATCACCTGCTGCATATAAGGCGACATATACTGCTCTGCCTGCTGCGAACCAAAAGATGATTGCTGGATTGGGGCAGTTTGATAGTTAGAAGCAGCCAATCCGGTAAGGCCAGCCTGCCCGGTTAATGCCGCACCCGCTTGGACATTCTGAGCGCCTTGGACGTTTCTGGTTTGTTGAAAGCCAGCCTGCGTATCAAGGTTAAAGTCAGCAATTCGCTGACCACCATAGCTGACATAAGGCTGGTTTGATTCTTCCTCGGCCCGCTCCATCATCCGTTCAAAATATGGACGAGCATATTCAGGAAGATTGGAAGTGTTAGTTGTGGATTGTGTGGATCCACTGCTGCCGCTGCTACCGCTGCTACCGCCCATATTAAATATCCTTCTCAAACATCGTCAAGCCACGCTTTACACCGTAAGGTTCAAGCAGCTTAATCCAGCCTTCCCGGCCATGACCCTCAATAGCTTCGCAATCCTGATCCTTGGCAAACTTAGTAATAACATCAATCATCTGGTTCCGCCAAGAACGAATATCATTACCACCAGTAAAAAGGGAGGTCAGAACCCTTTTAGACGGGTAATCCGTAACAGTGGTTACTTCACACCCCATGATTTGCTTATCATCATCAAAGGCAATCCATAGTTGATAGCGCCCCATTTGAGAAAAACTATAAACATCATAAAGCATAAACCTACCATTAGTCACTTCAACGGCAGGTTTAAGGAAAACTTTTACTGTATCCCAAACATCATTTATGTATTCAGGAGGAACAAGGCTTACATTCATTGTTCATGGACCAAAGAACCGGCCTTCAATCGCCCAGGTTGCTTAGTTGATCCAGTCTTTTGCTTGCGAATACCATCCATCATTTCATGTAATCGCCTAGCGCCAGCGTCCGTTGACCCGTCACCAATGGCCGATACAATATCAGAAGGAATCACAAATTCGCCATCCGCAAGCCTTACCTTCTGGCGCCCCTCAATACTGCCGGGGACAAGATCATCTAGCCCGCCGCCCGCACCACGGATGCGACCGCCTGTAATCCGGTCCTTTAAGGCCATGAAGGCATCATCACCCATGGCACTACGGAACCGCTCAATAGCCTCTTGGGGCTTAGGATGCTCACCAAGCAAAGCGGCCTTAGCTTCATTCATGAGATTAGCGGTTGTCTCTTGGTTGCCTTGGCGAAGATCAGCTAGGCCACCCTTGGCAAAATACCGATACTCAGAGGAGTAACCGGGACGGTAATCTGAGGATGGGGCGTTCCATTGACGGGGGTTAGAAGGAAACCTCTCAGGGTATTTGCTTGCGTCATACGGAGTTTCACCCGGCATTGCAGTGGGGGCAAAGGCATCGGTGGCGGTTGTGTATGCCCCGCCAGCCGTGATGGCGGCAGGAATGGGATTAGCAATCACATTACTTCCCAATTTACTAAGCGCGGCGCCAGGATTATTTAGAACATCAGTGGCCGTATTCCCTGCGTGGGCAAATTTATTAGAAATAGTCTCCCCAAATGTAGGGGCGGCAGGACCAACATCAGCAACAGAACCATAGACTTGAGTGGGGGCGATTGGCCCCATAATATCTCCTGCCGGAATAGCAGAACTAGCTTGAGTAGCGGCCTGCGTGGCGGCTTCTGTCCCCGCCTGAGCGGTAGCCTGAGTAGCAGCTTCTGTCCCTGCTTGAGTGGCACCTTGAGCCGCAGCATCAAATCCTGCTTGGGTAGCAGCCTCGCCAACACCAGAGAACAACTGACCGCCAGCATAAGTGGTGGCGCCAGCAATCAAGCCTTTAGTAAGCGCCCTTTCCGTGCTATCGCCTTGTGCCGCACCAAGCGCAGTCCCTGTCAAGCCAGCGGCAGCAGCGCCACCCAAAGGCCCGCCTAAAGCAGTCCCTGCAACACCCGCCGCAACAGGCAGCAATGACGCAAAGTTAAAGGCTTCCGGCAAGCCTGTATGGGGATTGGTAGTGAACCTACGGCCCGTCAACTGCTCAATACCAGCAAGCTCCTTGTCGCTCACATGGACAAGATTATTGTCACCGTTCCGGCCATATCTTGCTAGACCATTGGCTACATTCTTCATGACATTACCCCTAAACTGACGTAACCGTTGCTATGACGGATGGAATAGCAGGACAAAAAGCAGTTGCACCTTCAGCTATAAGTTGCACGGCAGCATCTTCCACGGCCCACATAATCTCTATGTAATCCCCACCGAGCAAAGGAACAATAAAATTCCAAGCAGGAATTAACTCAGATTTTGTTCCCTGAATAGAAACCTTACCAGTTGAATTACTTATATCTGTACCATTTCTTCTTAACCATATCCAGATATAGTGACTTGAACCACTACTCTGATCTATTTGCGCCGAAAACTGTATGTTGTATATTCCACGATTCTTGACCGTAATGCGACTATTATTAGTTACACCTACCTGATTAGCAGAAACGGTAGAATTAAACTTCATGGCATAGGCTGTATTAGCAGCCGCAGCCGTTTGGGTAGTCGTGTCGTAGAAGGAACCGTAGTAACCAGAAGCCTCAGCAAAGTTAGGGGAACCCTCAAACGTCCTATCTAGGTTCTGGTCTATGGCCCGATGGAATTGCATCGCCCATTGGGCATCATATTCCTCCGGTGGGGTAGGTAGCCTAGCCCGCCCTATCATCGCCGCCCGTCCGTTCTAACGTCAATCCTAGGAACACCTAGGCGCCATGCCACCCCTACAGCCGTGCTTTCCACCCTCAAACTCATCATGCGGCCTCGCAGCCGGAAATAAGTCTGGTCAGTGAATTGCTCAATAGGCAAGGTAGCAGTCCTGACCGTATTGTTGTTTGAGGATTGCTTGAAATTACCACCTGAATAATCCTGCGTTTTCAGCACAAAATTAACAGAAGGATTGGCGTTGCTACTATCCCTGAATGTAACGTCAGGAATCATGCGCCACGCAAAGCCAAACTGTTCACCCTCTCCAATCTCAAACGGGGCGCTTTCAATATAAGCCGAAATAGGGGCAAACGGGTTCACCGAACCATCATCCTGCCCTAGTTCATGGAAATAGATATAACCGTCCGTTGAAGCGGCACGGGGGTAATCTTCAATCCCCCGATCAATCCAAGCCGTTCTTACAATGGACCCAACAAACCAAACATTTTCATTGTAGTTATACACCACATAGCGGTCATTCTCAGATGAATCGGCAGAAGGGTAAAACCACCACACTTCATTAAAAGCCATATTGCTACCGGCTGTAATCTTTTCAGCCTGATCATAGTTTATGTCGTTGAAAACATAGTCTTTCACGGAGCATGGCAAGCCCGCAAGGCGACCATTATAGACATAGAAACCATTGGTCCCCATCCAGAATACCATATCATTAGCCGCCGCAACCCCGTTAGAGGCTAGAAGGGAAGTCAAGCCAATTTGGGCAATGGAGTATTCAAAGGGCGCCCCGATGTATCTCAGGGAATGAACGGCAGCGTCCGTCCAAACAAGGATTTCCTGCCTTGTTTCTAGGGCAGTCATAAACTCAGAACCGGTAGGAATTCTAATACCGCCCGCCGAGTTTAACTCAGTAGGCGTCCAATCAGCAGGGTTCTCAGTGTCGGACCATCGAACCAATAATCTATCTTGCAGGCCGGAAACAATATCAGAACAACCAAAAGCCAACACCTTCCGATCTTGGTCTGTAACCATAATTTGCCGGGAAACCCCTGGAACGTCAGATGCACCAGCAACGCTAGACAGTAAAACCGCCCTAACCCCCAAACCAGAAGCATTTGACCAATAGTAAATTGGTCCGTCATTGGGATTGATAACCAAATCCTGCCCAAAGTTATCAGCAGACCAAACCCTGAGTTTTTGCCCCGTGACAAGACCGGTAGCAGCGGAACCCCAGCCCGTTCCAGAATAGGCCGTAAGCGCCCTTGAACTAAGGGTTTGAGATACGCTTACCGTATAGGTTCCAACCCCGCCAGAACCCGTCCCTAGGGCCGTTATGTAGGTTGCGTTTGAACCCGGTGGGGATGCAGCTACACCCGTCCCAACAATCAACTGCCCAACCGCCAATGTGCCGGAAGCAACCGCCGAAACTGTTAGTGTCGTGCCGCTAAAGGAACCTGTGAAGGAAACGCTGCCCGTAATACCGCCCCATGTGCCAGCCCCCCAACCGTTGCCATACAATGTGGAATCAAGGCCGGTTTGAATTTGAAAGGCGGCAGATACAGAACCACCACCCGTAGCGTCAGACGTTGCATTTAAGGGAGAGGTAATGAGAAACACACTTGAATTGGTGACAGTGACAATCTCATATTCACCGTTAAGGGTCAGCCCGCCTACGGCGCTGGCGCCGGTAAATGTGACAAAATCATTCACCACCGCCCCATGATTAGGAATGGTGACAGTAATAGTGGCAGAGCCATTAACCGTAGTGAAAGGGTTAGATTGAACTATCGTGGTTCTGAGTGGGGTAATGTCATTAAACGTCCCGCCACGTTCAATGTAGTATTTCAAATGCGTCCCAACACCGAGGAAGTAGTTGTTATTCAAGTCAGTGAATGGCTTTAAGCTACGGCACACGCCGAGGAACGGTAATGATGTAGCTTTCTGCCATCCCCCAATTTTCTCAGGGGCGCCCGATCTAAACCTTACCTTATCAACCTCAGACCAAGAACCAGACGAAGCATAACGTGATCCGTCATGCTGGATTCCTGGGGTGAAGGAGAGTTTCTTTAGGGGCATATACCCTAAAACTCCCACAAGATGTTGGCTTCGCCAGCGTCAAAAGTATTGCTGCCCGTATTGGTTAGGCGTACCCGGTCCAATGGACCTGACAAAGACACCACACCCGTTGATATGGCGCCGCGAATTGCGTCGTTACCGATCAGCACCCCACGCGAAATCCAAACATTTCCTGAAACATTAAATAACGTTACCTCACCAAACCACGTTCGCGTTGCGGAATTAGTGTCCCGCGTTAAAATAAAGCCAGTAGAGAAATTTCCTTCAATGGTGGGATTGGCAAGGTCGCGGATAGCCTGCACGCCAGAGGTGTAGCCACTTGTTTTAACAGAGCCAGAACCAATCTGCATCAAGAAATTATCGGTGCCGGTCAGACTTACCCCATTAAAAATGAGCGTAATCCGTCGCACCCCTGCCGGAATGCTGGTGAAGTCAATCGCCGTGCCGCTTGTGGTTGCCTGCGCTGTTCCGCGCTGGATTTGCAGGGCTTTGTCATCCACATTCACCGGCCCAACCAGATTGATTGCACCAGAACCGGGGATGGTGGCGCGCAACACGCGGCGGTCTGAAGCACGCGAACCGGGTGGTGTTGCGGTAATCACCAAAGCACTACTACCGTCCGTGTTCACCGCCATATCCATTGACGAAACAGGCGCAAAGTTTTCATTCAGCGCTTGGATGGTGCCGGTTCGTGAATTTGACGCACTGGCGTCAACCGCGCGAAGATAAAGAACCGTGAAAGCCTGCCCCGGCACATTATCAAGAGCAGCGAATGAATTGCCGCCTGAATTGTTCACTTGGAACAGTCGGCTTCCGCCTGCCGAAATGTCCAGCACATTTGAAGCAGACTGATAAATCCCCGTATCCGTATCACCCGAAAACGAATAAGCAGGCGCGGCGGCGGTGCCGGAACCAACTGACTGTATTTGCCCTGTTGAATTGATAACCATGCGCGTAGCAAGTGCGCCATTCCCCCCTGTCTGGAACCCAATGCCGTTGCCGGTTTCGAAAATCCGCACATCAGCATCTTCACCAGCCGCGTTTTTTATATCAATGTATCCGCCACCGCCATTGCGCGTGATTTCAATGGAGCCGTCTTGGGTTAAGTTTATAGAATTGGAACCAGAAATATAAGAAAGAGCAGAGGCCGAAAGACGTAAAACTTCCGTGCCATTAGCGGAAAATCCTAATTCACCAGCCGTTGGCCCATAAATCCCCGTATCCGTATCACCAAAGGTAACAGAAGGGACAGCAGCAGAACCCTCACCAGCAGCAACATTAGTAGTAATGGTATTGGTAGCCGCGTTAAAAGGAACACCAACCGCCACCACATTAGTCGCATCACAATAAACTTGCTGCGTGAACCCGTTAGCAATAGTCACACCAGACCCAGCCGCAGTCTTAACCACCACACTAAACCCGCCCGTGGTGGCATTGCGGAAGGTGTAGGTCTTATCCGCAGTAGGGACAATTACATTGCAACTTGCCGCCAGCGTCCCGGTCAATACAAGAACCGCATTACGGGCTTCATCAGCCACCCCACTACCCGTGGTCAGGGTGTAACTAGCCCCTGAAACGGCAACTGACTGTACCCCAGCAATGGCCTGTTCCAGCAATGTGCCAAGGTTGTAATTGGCTGTATTGTTCCAATTAGCGGCCTGCTCACCAGCCCCAATCAATTCCAATCTAAGCGATGGTGAATAGGTAGAAGGCATGTCAATAAACCCTTATAATCGCCGTTTGGTCGGTAGCAGCCGGAAACCGAATCTCAAACGTATTGTTGGAAGCTACCCTAGTTATACCAAAATCCAGCACAATGCAGGCTGGATTAGTGTAGGTATGAACAGGGGTTGAATTGTAAATCAATGCGCCACGGGCAGCTATCGTAGCGCCCGCCCAAGACACATTGGAAAAGGTCACAATACCACTAGACCCAAACTCTACTGGATTAGATTGCGTCAACACTAACCCGCCCGCAGTATAACCAGACCCAACAATCTCACCCGTCGCGGTGTAAGCCGTAGTGCTGGAATTAAGGTTAGCGGCCTCAGTGTAAAGGGCTATCTTAAAGACATTACCACCAACCCGGAAGTCATGCGCCCCTTCCAAAAGCTGTTTCTTGAATGACGTGCAATATGCGGAAGTAATCATATCATGTCACCTGAAGGCGCGGAGCATCAATGCGGAAATTGTCTTTCTTATTAAGACCTTCCCCAAGGTTCTTCAACCTAGCCAGCACTTCATTATAGCGCGTTGTATAAAGCGCAATCAAGTCAGCATCGCCCTTCATGTAAGTATAGGCTTCAATCAAAGCACCATAAAACAATACACTCTCAGCATTTTCGCCAAGCCAGCTAGTGTTGGTTGTGACAATGCTTTCAGGCTCATAGAAGTAATACATTTCAATACTATAAGCAGACCCAGGAGTAGGGGCAAATGCCAGCCTATCCTCATCAATTACAGCATAAACCCTTGGAATCCCACGATAACTAACAACCGGAAAAGCCTCATTCAGATAGCCAGCTTCCTTTTCCAGAAGGTAATTGTAGGAACCACCCGTAATAACCGCCACGGCATAAGCGGAAAGGAAATCATCAGGAACGGTAAAATACTTATCATTCGCAGTCAGGGTAAAAGATTGAACCTTCCTCAGCGCCGGGATTTGAACGGCTTTGTAAATCCGATCCTCGGCCAAATTCACAAAGTCAGGAATAGCGGCAATAAACTCAGTAGAATAATTCTGAGTGTAGTCTTGCAACATACTCGAAAGTTCTGCGTAATTCATTGCCGATTACCTATTACTGATCGCCTTGGAACATAGTTCCTTTGGTTGCAGCGCCCGTGCCGCGAATTTTCGCGGTTGCTTTCTTGGGCGGATAATCTTTCGCCGTGGTAAAACTGCCAACCGACATTGAGATATTTTTTAGGCCACGGTTGTAATCTTCACCAGCTATGGGAAGGGGTTGCTTTTTGTCCATTATATCATTCCTTTTCAAAAGGCCAATTCAATCGCCAGTGCGACTAGGCCGCCGCCAACGCCTGCCCATAAAAAATCGCGGTAGGATCGCGGCAACCAGCGCCAAAGCGGAATCCGTTTGCTGCCCAAAGCGATTTCACTCTGGGCTCTCTCCCGCATCACATACATCAGGAACGCGCAGACGGCGGCGTTGCCCCACGGACCAAGATAGACCATGGCGAAGAACGTACCAACGATCAGCGTAATCAGTGCGGCCAGTAAAGCGTGGGAGAGGCCGGGCGTGAACCATGCGGGCTTGATCATCACAGACCCCCAAGGCTGTCGTTGCCGTTGCCACCGAGTAGGGTGTCGTTGCCAGAAGGCGGTTCCACAATAACCGGCTTGGGCTGGTGCCAGGGCAGGGGCAGCATAAGGGGCTCCGCTTTCTTTTGCTCGATCTGTTGCATTACCATATCCTCGTAGGCCGTGCGCTGATCGCCCATGGCGCCGTGAACCCATCCAAGAACCTGCGCTTCGGTCAGGTCATAGTACGGCGTGAACTCCGTCGCCGGGTCATAGACAAACTCCTGAAAGCCCGAAACGGCGGCGGCAATGTTTCGGTCCACCCCCGACACTTGCCACTCAACCTTGACGACGATGGCGCCATTCGGGCGCAGCGCATCAATCTCGGAGTTGCTGAGCGTGGCGAAAAGACTTTTGATTGACCAAGTAATCATAGGCCAGGGAACCTCCCACGGTTGGCGTTGAAGTTTTGCAAGACTTCGGACGGTAAAAGGGCGCGGTTGTAAAAGCGAGAAATCGCAACACTTCCGTTTAGCCATTGGTTAACGGTGTTTAGGCCAACGATCACACTAAAAGACTGAGCTAAAACAGCGATTGTTGTCGTTAGCGAAAGTGCGCCGTTGATGTAAATGGCCGCGTTATTGCTACCGGTTCCCGATACCGTCAAAACGGCTTGACGCCATGTGTTATCACCAACATTGACGCCAGTTGATCTTTCTGCCGCATTTCCCCAATCATAAGCGATTAGTACGTTATCCTTCAATAATAAACTTTGTGCTTCTTCTTTACCAAACAGACCCCTAAAAGATGAATTGGTGTTTGACGCCTTGAACCACACCTCAACGCTGGCGGAATTGTTTTGAAGGCTTGCAGCATTACCGCAACTCGCTGCGGAGTTGGTTCCATTGAATGTAATCTGCCCGCCATCGGCGGAACTGTAGCCAAAGCCGCCCGATAAAGCGCCGTTATTCCCGTTTCCTGATAGGTCCGTCCAAGCCGTGCCGCTGCCGGGATAGCTAGCCGCATTGCCAGCGTCCAAGTTCATAACAAGGCCGCTGGTGACGATGCCTGCAAGACCGAAGCGAGCCGCGTCGGTGTTGAAGTTTTGCTCTACTTCAGAAGCGGGAAGCGCGCGGTCATAGATGCGCGCGATGGCAACATCGCCCTGGAGGTATTCGCCCGAGCTTATGTAAGTCAAAGCAAGTTGAATAGTTGATGATGTCACATTGTGTCCGCTGCCCGGCGTGTCACTGGCGATCTGAGTGGTATTCGCGTAAATGCGTCTTGTAGTGCCGTCAAAATTCGCAGTAATCATAAACCAAGTATTCAGCGCCAAACTTGCGTTGTTGTTATCAGCCTCCAAATCATTAGCCCACCAATAATGCAAAAAACGCCCGACGCCACCACCGCCCAATGAACCGCCAGTACGCAGCGCGTTGCTTTGGTTTGTGGTGCCAAAACCGCCGATAGACATGATTCCGCCGAGCGTTGTCCACGACGGCAGGCGCACCCACGCTTGCAATGTATAAGGAGCATTCCCCTGCGGTACATTGATGCCGGTGGCCCGATCAAAATACCCCGTCGCACCGGTAGCAAACCACCCGCTTGAGTTCCATGTTGGACTATTTTGCAGTGTCAGATGGTTACCAGTGCCAGACAAATCAGTCCAAGCCGTTCCACTGCCGGGATAGCTAGCCGCATTGCCAGCGTCCAAGTTCATAACAAGGCCGCCGGTAACGATGCCGGATGCTGGCGCCGATGCCAGAAGAAGTTGCATCAGGCTCATGTCAAGCCGCCACCCGAGATAACAAAGGTGTTGGCTGCAACACAATACACTGTTGCCAGGCCCCGCTGCGCTAGAGTTCGGTTGCCAGTCGTCGCCGTTCCAACAAGGTATATGGTTACGCCAGCGCCTTGAGTGATAGTTTGATTGGATGCACTATTGTTCCAAATGCTGAAAACATCATTCGCCGCAAACACACCAGAGTTAATAGTCACACCCCCTGTCGTGATGGAAATGACTTTACCAAGGTCAGAAGCAGCAGCTACATACGCGGCTGTCTGATTGTTAATAGGTAAAGCCCGCACATTCCCTGAAACATCCAAAACTGAATTGAATGTCACATTACTCGCTGTTCCAAGACCAAGCGCCGTTCTAGCATTGGGAGCCGTGGCGGCCCCGGTCCCGCCTTGCCCTATTGAAAGGGGGGTAGTCAATCCACTCAAAGATGTAATGTCGCTATTGGCACCACTAGAAGCAACACCAGTCAATCCGGTTATTGTAACGCCGGTAATTGAACCACCAGTTATAGAAACTAAGTTTGAGTTCTGCGTTGCAATCGTTCCAAGGTTAAGATTGGCACGAGCCGTGGCAGCATCACTAGCACCAGTTCCACCCTGAGCCACAGTAAGCGCCGTAGTTAAACCACTTAAAGATGTAATGTCACTATTTGAACCGCTTGAAGCAGCACCCAAATTTGCCCTAGCAGCAGAAGCATCACTAGCCCCCGTACCACCATCAGCAACCGCTAGATCAGAAATGCCAGTAATTACCCCACCACTAATGGAAACGCTATCAGCGTCCTGTTGTGCCATTGTCCCAAAGCTAGGGGGCATAGCATTAACCAAGGCAGCAAAGTTCTCATCAAGTTTTACCAACTCAACCGGCGTGGTTTCATTCGCAAATTGATTAGGAACAGAAGCCATGTTTATACACCTATTGACTCATTATTAACCCAAGATACTTGGACGCCAGATTGGTTTGTCCAATAAACCGGTTCACTTGAATTATTATACCACACCGCATTACTTGTTGGCGGGGGTATATTTACATTCACAATCCCTATAAGTCCAGTAGCAAATATAGCCGCATTCCCAATAGGATTCCAGCCAAATAAACTCCTGCCAGGGTCAACATCTGGCCTAGGATTGAGTAGCGCCACGGGATCATTGATAGGAAACCTACCCAACTGTAACTGCGGATGGTCCTCATCATTGCAGGCAGAACACACCTTAATGCCCGTTGGCTTCTGGTTCACCACCTGCCAATCTAGCTTCGCTAGTGGAAAGCGGAAATTACAGCGGTCACAGAACCCAAAAGCCCGCTTACCAAAGGCGAATCTCTGCGTCATATCCGGCTATAATTCCAAGGAACAAAGGTCGCTGGGGACCGTTCCCGATCCTCCTCAGCCGCCAATGCAAACTGCCGCTCATACTCAGCCTGTAGCATTTGAACCCGCCCCATGGCCTCTGGACGCTTTAGGGCAATCTGATAGGCCAAAGCAGCCGCTAGGGCTGGCACAAACCGAACCGGAATGTCCATGTTATCAAGCGCGTTAGTGGCATCCTGCATACGCTTTAGGCGCCAATACAATAGGGTATAGGCTAGGTCAGGAACCGGCCAAAGGATAAATGATTGGCTAACTTGCTTCTGGACGTAAATCTGTAGGGGCCGCCCTGTGGTTGCCTTATTAGGTAGGGTCGCATAGTCCGTCACGCCAATACGCGATAGCGGATAATCAAAGTTAGAACCCTGCCCAGCCAATCGAACAATAGCGTCCGTCACATCAATGTTATCAGCCGGAAGGCTATATGTAGATACATTTGGAGAAAGCGTCATAGACGCCTGCTCAACGGTCCACAGGTTCAAACCCCTGTTAGACCATTCAGCACTAATCATATTCAGGGAACGCCGGGCAGTCCTGTAGTCATAACCAGTCCGAGCATCAAGGCCAGCTTTTTCGTAAGCCTCCTCAATAAGATCGGCAATATCAATGTTCCAAGTTGACGTTCCGCTAGTAGGCATTACTTCTTCCTTGCAGCGCGTAAGTTATCAACCAAGTTTGGATAGGGGCGACCAGCCGCCTTAGCAGATGCCTTGGCAGAAGCCTTCTGCTTATCAGATAGGGGCTTAGGTTTCCCCAGCCCCTTTGGCCTTTTACGCTCCCAAACAGGCTTCACTAAACCATCTTCCCGCGCGTCTTACCCTTAATGGCGCAACCATCGCCACGGGTGTAAGATGATTTCACGGAACCACCGGAAGCCATCTTTTTGACTTTACCACCAGACTTCATGCGCGTTCCCTTGCGGGCATCCTCACGCATACGATTGGCAGTTTCGAAATTAGCAGGGTCCATCATTTGCTTTCCTCCAACAACATAACCAGAATCGCCTTCCCGCATCATAGGTTCTCGGGTAAGCGGATTAAGTCCAGAACGGTCCCGCATAATCTCGTCCTCAGTCATACCACGCTCATTAGGAACGCGCCTACGATTAGATGGCACCCTAGAAGGTGGACGAGGAGGAAGCGGAAGATCGTCCATTAGACAACCTTCCCCTTGGTTTTGCCTTTCATTTCAACACCGCCACCCTTGGCATACATCACCTTACCGCCCTTCTTCATCCCACCGGGACGCATGGCACGGGCAGCAAAACGAGGCGTGGACATGCCCGCTTTGTCTGGACCTATCTTCATTTTAGGCTTCATCATTTTCATCACACTCTCCTATTTACAAGCAGCCCGAATATGGGCGCGAAGTTCACCGTAATCCTCAATCATTCTAGCAACAATAGAATTGCTAGGCAAAGCCTTTAATTCAGCCGAAGCGCCCTGTTGAATACTCTGGCTATACGGGACAATACTTGGGCAAACCAAGGCCGTATTATGGCCGCAACCGGCCAGCATCACCAAACCAAAGATCAGGGAGTATTTCAAAACTTCCCCTTTTCAAGAGCATCCACAGCGCCACCATTCCCCTTGTATTGGGCGGCAGCCTCATTGCCCTTCTGCAAACCATCTAGGCTTCCCTGTAGCTGGTCCTGCCTAGCCACGGCCTTACCTTCACGCCGACCAGAAAGAAAGGCAGCCATCAAAGCGCCAATAATTACAGCAGCGCCAATGACATACGCCTTAATCTTGGCCCAAATAAACCCAATCGCAATCATTTTTTCCTCAACAAAACAATGGCAGCAAGCACCACAACAGCAGCCACAATAGCCACACCAACCCACATAGGGACGCCACCAAGGGCTTGTACCGCAGGGGCGGCAGTAGCAGCGGCAGCAGCAATACCACCATACGCAGCCACCGCAGAACCTTTACCGTCAGACGGGGCAGAAGGCTCGATATAGTTACTGGACACAAAGGAACCCTTAACCCACAAGCCAGCCTCAGCAGCGCGGCGGTTAGTTAAGCCAGCAGACACGTTCTTGCCGACTTTGTTCCACCTAGCCAATTCACTTGGAATAGCATCATAATTACCAGCGTTCAGCTTCTTCAGCAGGGTAGAACCCCGAAAAGCCCCTTCCCCAACATTGAAGCAAAATGACACTAGGGCGGCAAATTGATTGTCATTCAAGGGGACCGTGACAGCATTTTCCACACAGCGCCGGAACCTGGCCAAGTCACCGCGCAATAGGTTGACTGCCTCAGCTTCGCTAATGCTCATGCCTTTCTTGGCTGTTGCGGTATGACCATAACCAATCGTCCAAACTTTAGCAGGGCATAGATAGGCTTCCAAACGAAGCCCCTCCCATTGCTTAATAAGATTCAAACCATCTTGATTGATCTGCCTCATTTTACAAATCCCATCTTCCAGGCGGTTACAAGGGCGGTCACAATACCAACAACCGTACCAACCATCATAATAAATTGCCAGCCGCCGCTCAACTTATTAAGGGTTTTAATGACTTCATCAAGCCTATCATCTTGCCGTTCAAATCGAATATCCATATCCCGCTTCATATCACTTAAACGGGATTCCATATTTTCCATTTTCGCTGATAGAGAACCTAGGTTCCTTTGAATTTCACCTTCGTTCATGTCAGCATTTCCAGGCTCTAAGGCTCTTATTGATTCGAGAGTTAGGGTCATTGGCGGTTTTGGCGCTAGTTAGTTTCTTCTTCATACCGGCCATTCTGGCACAGAAGCTATCACGCCTAGAACCACCTTCAGGCTGGGGCGCCTTCAATCCAGGCTTATCGGGATTGGCTTTATTGTATGAAGCCCTCCCCTTAGCATTAAGCCCCCCGCTTGGGCTTTTGCCTTCTTTTCGCTGCCATGCCGGGGTTTTCATGAAGTCCTCCGCTGTACCGGAAATGGTGGTTCTACAACGCCATTGAATAAGAATACATTAGTTACTTGTGGACCGCAAACACCAATTACTTCAATTACAGGTGGCGGGCCACCTGAATATATCAGTGTAGCATTGTTGCCGGAATAATTATAGATGCCCCCGAGGGCAGTTAGTGTGTACGCCTGAGCAGGAGCATAAACCAGATTGGCATCGTTGCCAGAGTACGCATACGCCGCTCCCTCAGCAACGAGCCTGCGGGCGTATAGCAGATTTGCGTTGTTGCCAGAATAAGTATAGGTAGTTCCATCCGCCGATAACGTGAAAGCACGAACGGGCGTATAAACCAGCGAAGCATTATTGCCAGAGTACGCATACGCCGCTCCCTCAGCAACGAGCCTTCTGTTGTACAGCAGGTTGGCGTCGTTTCCTGAGTATGAATATATCCCGCCGCCGATTTGAGTTTGGCGGTTGAAAAACAGATTTGCGTCATTACCTAAATATGAATAGGCTACACCCTCCGCGACGAGCCTGCGGTTGTATAGCAGATTGGCATCGTTGCCAGAATATGAATAAGTCGCGCCATCTGCTGTTAATGTATATGGAGCGCCGCTGCTAGGCGCAGCAATCGCCGGAACTCGGATGCGCAACGGCATCGCCTAGTCTCCGATCAGCGGCGGGCGGTTCAGGAATGGGTTGGTGGTCACCAGGTCTGGCGCGTTTCCCCATTTCCACGCGAGATGTCCCAACACCTTCATTCGGTTATCTACCGATAGCTCGGCACCATTCGTGATAATCACTTCACCTATCATCCAGTTCGTGTACCGACTGAACATCGGCGATGAGCCGATGTAGAGCGGCGAAGTTCCTAAGTTAGTGCGTAACGTATACGTCCCCGTGTTGCTGCCGTCCGGCTTGCCATTTTGCAGACCAATCATCGCGTTGTTTTGATGGACGCCCGTGAAAATATACGTCCTATTTGGTAGGTAGGTGAACGCCCCGGTGCCGTCATAATTCGGCTGTCCTCCCGCTGTGTTCGTCGAGTATATCGCAGACTTTCCATTGCTTTTGATAAGATCACTCCACCCGGCAGTCGTGGGGCCGGCTGAGGTAAAAAACTCAAATAATGAGTTGTAGGCGTTGGTGAATGCCGCCGCCCTAAATACAATAAACGAAGTAATGGGGTACTGGAACGCCCAAGACTCGGGTGCGCGTTGCAGCGCCTTGGCGGTACCGTCGAAGGACATGCTGCCAAGACCGTTTATTCCGTCAAGGCGATACGCTGGCTGGCTGGCACTCACTGACTGCGTGAAATGCCGAGCATTTCCGCTCTTGTCGCGCACTTCGCTGATGCCTGTCGCCAAGGAAATGGTGGAGACATCGGCCCAGTCAAGCCACAGCGCAGGCCGCACCAAGTCAGGCGTCCACAACCGCCCCTGCAACTGCGCTTCATCATACCGGCTGACCCCGCGCGGCATTTAGGTTACATCCTCATTCCACGGGCGCACGTAAAGCTCATTCCCGGATGCGGCAAAATTGGCGACAGTGTTATTGATTACGCTGAACCGCATAGAAAACGGGTAAAGCCTCAACATATTGACAACCGCCACCTTGGCGGATGCGCCGGAGGTAAGCGGAATAACATATAGATCGCCGCCGATCCGGTCTGCCGTATCAGTGCCATCATTCAGCGTAATACGGAGTGTTATTGAACCGGCGGTGCCGGGGTTAAAACTGCCCAGCTTTATGGTCACAACGCCGTACAGATCGCGATTTGTTGAATTGTCATAGGTGACAACCGCGCTTTCGCTGCCATTGGCCAGCGAATTGAGCGTTGCTCCCGCAAAATTGCTTGACCGCGACGGCGAAGGCGTTGCCCATTTCGCGACTGCCATTACACGCCGCCCCGCGCCAGCCCGACAGTCCGTGCAGTGACCGGAACGTTATTCGCTTCAGCCCAAGAGGGATGCCGATCTGCCAAAGCCAAAAGTCGATCTTTTGTCACCGCCGAAAGCAATCCAACTTGAACCATTTTTGTCAGCACCAAGCTAACCGCCTCATAGGCTTCTGGATCGTCTGTCTCAATGTAGCTGCTTTGGCGAATTGTATCGCGCATAAGAATAGCCGCTTCCCTGGTTTCTTCTGGCAAGGTTTCGTTTTCCGACGCGACAACCGCCTTAGCCCATTCGCCTGAAGTCAACAGTAATTGTTGTGCAACGCCAGTCGCCACCTTCTGCTTTACCTTGGGCAGCGAAACGTCCGGGACATTCAGTAAATTTGCAGCCATCCACTCAGGAATCCCCTGCAAGTCCGGCTGCGATACGCGCGTAGCTAACAAAGCTAGTTTTGCCGCGTCAATTTCGCTATCGCTCATTTACTCACACCCCCTATTAAGCCTTTGCATTAGTCGTCATTCGCCTCTTTTATGAAAGCGAAATCGCCGCACCGGTAAAGTCGATAGTGAAGGTTTCGCCGTTGGCCATAGTAATAGACGAGCCGTAATCCCACCATCCAACAAGCGGATCGGCTGGCGACGTAGGCGTATCGTCATAGACAACAACGTAGCGGAAAGGACCAACCGCGCCGGTAGCCGACAACACAAGATCATTGAGAGTCAGCGAGTAGGTGCCACCAGTTTGGGACGAGCTTGCAGTTGTCAAGTTCCGGCTTGACAGATTGGTGTAGGAAATCTGCGTGAGGTCAGTAAGGACGCTGTTAGTTGCAACCGGCGCAGTATTGGTGAGGGCAATAACAAACTGGTCGGTGCCAAGGTTGGCAACCTCCACCATGTTCTCAGCCCATGCGTTAAACTTATTCCATGTGGCCATATCAAATCACCCCAAACCCAAAACAGAAGCCATACCCGAAAGAGCCTTTACCTTCTGCTCAATTTCCTTTTCCTTACCCTCAACCACCGCCTGCCGGTCGTCTAGGCTTGCCTGTAGCTTATCCAGAGAATCCTTTAGGGCAGATGCTTCAAACATCTTCGCCTCAGCATTACGCAAAGCATCATCAGCCTTACGTTCACTTGAAGCCGCTTTATCCCGAGAGCGCTGTGCGGCAGCCCGCAACTCAGACGCCTCATCCTTTGCTTTGGCAATAATATCAGAAGATTCTTTTTGAGTGCTTACAGCCAAATTTTCAGCCTCAGCCTTGGCAGATTCAAGAATCTTACTAGCTTCCTCTTTCATCTTTTCAGAAGAAGCCTTTGCCTCGGCCAGCATATCTTCCGCTTGCCGCATCATAATTTCAGCAGATTCAGCCTTACGAATACGCGCCCAAGCCTCAGTTGCTTCAAGCGTAGTTTTCTGTAGCGCCGATAATCTCTCTTGAAACTTCGCTGGATCAGCAAGGATAGCTAGGTTATCAAGAACAGGATCACTCCCACCCACGCCCGAACTAACCCCACTCATTGTTTAATCCCCGCTTGAATGACCGCAAGCCTCACCGTACCCGTTCCTGCCGTAACTCTAATGCGAATAGCCCGAATAGGGAAAGCGTAATTGCCATCCCTATTCACCGCAACAACACCAGCCATACTAGCATGATCAAACCAAGTAACGGTAGCTGGATCAAAATTACCCGTTGCTGGCAACACATTGTCAAATGTGTGTTGCACCGTATATGTCGGGGTTCCCGAAACTACTACTGCACCTAAACCCACATTAAACGGAGTGACATGAACATTAGACACCCACGGAGAGGAATCAGCCCCATTAGATGCAGTCAAATATGTCGGTATTGCCATATTTTATCTCGCTTCCTTCAAAAGAAAACCACATAAAATCAAGCAGAAGAAGCCGGATTTTGCGCGCCAGTTTCAGTACGCTGGACATAAACAACCGTGATGATTGCGCGGCCAACACCAGCAGCCGTACCAACCGTATAACGCACCCATAGCGGGGTATCAGCCGTTGTAGAGGTTTGCCAAGCAAGCTGCGTTGCAGCCGTTGCCGTGCCAGTAAAACGACCGCCAGCCGTGGTTGCTACAGCCGCCGACAACTGAGCGCCACCAGAAGCATTACCAACGGAAATCGTGGAAGTGGAAGAACCGCCAGGAACAACAACCTGATCTATGAGGATATTTACAATCTGAGAACCCTGCGGAAGAATACCCATCTGCACATCTACGTTGCCAGCGCCAGCCGTCACAACGCCAGTGTCATAAGATTGGGTAAGAACCACAAGGCCGGTATTACGACCAGCACCTTCACGGATAGTACCGGAACGAAGTGGACCAGAAAATGAGGAAAAAGCCATTGCTAAAACTCCTGCACAATAATCATACCATCTGTGCTTGTCTGCCGGGGCAGTTGGTATGACGAGTTAAAACCCGGTTACTTGCTTATAGGGTAATTCTCAAAATAAAAGCAAGGTGTTTATTTAAAAAAAGGGGGCTGAAGCCCCCTTTCTTGTTTAGCAGATCAAGTGCTGCCCGGCGAACCAAAAATACCCAGCGGATCGGAGACGCCAAAGCTATAACGCTCACGAGCCTTCCAACGGATATTACCGGTATCAAAATCACCATCCGTTTTGGTTTCCTGAGACACACGAACAAAATGCTTCATGCCATTCGGAACGTCAGTCTTGAGGAACCAACCGTTAGTATCGGTCAGGAAGTAGTTGACCGTATAGCCTTCAGGGATGGAACCGTTGCTCTTCAGCGCGTTAATGTCGTTATCTGACGTGCTGACACGGAGTTCCGTTTCCAGCAGACGAGTAGCAATAAACTGAAGCTGAGTCGGGACAATCAGCTTACGCGGCTTGGCTGCAATAAGCAGACCGCGCTCGTCCGTCCAAAGGCTCATCTGAATTACCGCCGCCTCAAGGGAGGTTTCATTCAAATCCGCGCCAGTCGCAGGACGGTTGCTGTTGACACCACCGCCCACAAGCGGGTGAGCCGTGTTAAACAGGGTTACACCATCACCGGACTGGTAGGTGGTGAAGCCGTTATTAAGCAGGGCAGCGGCCTTAATCTGCTTCGTGTAAGCCATAGCGCGAGCCAGGGCTTTCGTGTAGCGGATTGAGAGGCTTTCATACAGATTGTCCTCAAAGGCTTCTTCCGTAAGGGAGAAACCAAGGGCAATCGTTTCATGGTTGAAGCGGGCAATGAACGCTTCTTGCGCGTTATCATACGCAATCGGCATACCTTCGTTCTTCACGGGCGCGGCCCCGAAGCCAGAAAGTTTCACTTCTTCTTCAAAGGCTCGTTCCGAGGTTTCCACCTCGTAGATTTCCTTATGCTGTTCACCATAACGGTTATATTCCAAGCCAAACAGCTTGTTCAAACCGGGCAGCAGTTCCTTTAGAAGCTGTGCGCGAGAAATAGCCATATCTCAGCCCTCCTTACGACGCAGCCGTACCGGCAATGCCGGTATTACCTGAACGATGGAAGTGAGTATTGATACGCACAACCACATCAGTAAAGGCATCGCCAATAGTTACATAATCCACAATTCGCAGCGGAAGCGTAGCAGTCGTGGCAACGCTCGAAGCCTGCAAAGCAAGACCCGAAGCGAAATAACCAGAACCACCAGCGCGCGTTTGAATCAACGAAGCATTGCACCCAAGCGCTGTCTGACCAAGAGAACCATCAGCCTGAATCTGGAACATGGCATCAGGATCATCCACGACATAAGCCTGAATGTCCGAAGCAACCGTACCAGAAACATAGGTTTGACGGAAAATCTTACCAAACACCGGATCGGTGTAGGTGCAACCCACAAACACACCAACAAAACCAAAGCCGCCGCCCGTAGAAGTCACGGTAGTAGCAGTCGCGGTGGCGTTCATGCGGGCAATCGTGCCGCGCGTGGAGCCAGTATTAGTGATGATAACCGGATCGCCAGTTTGAATGTTCACAGCGTAGCCGGAAGGAATCGAATACAACCGAGTCGAACCAGCAAAGCCCTGCCCACCCAAAAGGTTAATGGGAACAAGCCCATATGGAGCAGATGTAAGAGCCATCTACTTTTCCTTTCAGAGAAAAAATTGAGAATTGATACAGGACCATCCCATATCAACGGTTCCTCATAACGCTAGATGCTCGCTCAGGGCGAAGCAACGGCGCACGAGAATCATTCTGACTGAATAGGCTATTATCAACACCCTCAATCTGAGAATCAGTAAGTCGTTGATAATGTGCCTGCCGCTGTTTGATAATTTCCGTTGGCGCTTTACAAAGAATAAGGTCGCCAATGACGACATTATTTTCATACTCGCCTTTATCTGGCCGAATTTGCAACTCCGGGTGATCCTCTGCGCGTACAGGTTCATAGCCCTGACGGAATTGAGCCGAAGCGTTGATCTTGTCTGATTGACCAGCGTATCCAATACGAACCCAACGGAAAGTGTAGCCTTCTTGCGGGTTTGGATCAGGCAGAATTGAAGGAGGCGCCCATGCCTTAATACGCTCCTGGTTTTCACGGAGGTCCATTGAACGGGGAGTGCGATCAGCCATTGGGGTTATCCTTCATGTATTGCTCAACGTATTGTTGGGGCGTGAGGCCAGCTTTGCGGATAAACCGCATGGTGGACTCAGATATACGCACTTGGCGGGTAGCATTCTTGACCGCCCGACCAGCGGGGGCCACTACCGAAGGAGCCTTAGTCGTCGCGTAACTTACCGACTCAGACTGTTTTCCGAAGTATTCCGGAAATCTTTGACGAACTCTAGCGTCAATAGTTTGATAATACTCATCCGAACGCGGGTCAACATTTTTATTTCTAAGAATGTCTGACACCCCGAAAGCATAAGCAGTCATTTCTTCTTCCAAGTCACCTTGGGCTTGGAACCAATTACTATTAGCCTCATACCACTTCTCTGCCTTTACATCAGGCTTAGGTGGCGGGGGAGGTAACTGATGGATTTGCGGCTCTGGTTCCGGCGCCCGATAACCCTTATACCGCTCATTTTCAACGACAGTCCTTTGAAGTTGCTCATTAAAATCTATGAACTTCTCGGTGTCGCCAGCCTCAAAGGCTTCCTTTGCGGCCCGCTTCAAGAGGGTAATCTGAGATTCAGACCGCCCCTTAGCCTGTTCAACCAGAGCCGTTTCCTGAGAAATCCTCAGATTCTCTAGTTGCTTGTTTTTCTCCATAAGCGTTTGGACGTACCGAACAGCCTCATCACGTTCCTTGGCTGCGGCTTCCTTGGCCCGGCGTTCAGAATGGGCCTTAAAGGACAAGTCCTTAATCCGCTTCTGAATATCCTTATTGTATCGAGTTACCTCATCGTCCCCGACTTTAATATCATCGTCGGAATCGGTTTGTTCAGGAGCAACAACCCGGCCTTTATCAGCCTCCGGGGTATCGTCCTCTACAATGATTTCAAATTCAGGCGCCTCGGCGTCCTTATCTTCAATGTCGCTCATGCGCGGTAAATCCCCCTCGGATCATCCACCACGGCCTCCACAGTGTCGTCATTCACTAGACGAAACTCCCGGCCATGAATCTTAATGCGAGAACCGGAATAGGCCCGGAATAGAACCCAATCCCCTTCCTTGCACCAAGCGCCCGTTGGAAACTTATTCTGATCCTTATAGCAAAGGTCGCCCATCTTCAGCACGAACCCAACCACAGAAGCGGTCTGTTCACGTTCAAGCGCCTGCCCAGGAAGAATAATACCGGCTGAAGTCTTTTCCTCAAATTCCGGCAAAATAATAAGCATTTTGTAGCCTTTAGGATCAGGCAATACATTCGGCTTACCTTCAACACCTGAATCCAATTTCAAACTATTCAGGTCAATCTTCTTATAGTCCAATTCCATTACTACACCCATCGCATACCAATTAAGGGCTGGTAAGCGCCCTGCATCCCACTATGGGATGAATACTTAGGACTCCTGATATTTCTCAAGTAAATCAAGGAGTTCCCGTTCCGCAAGCGCCAAACCTTCAATAATCCCGGTCATGCGCTTATATTCGTCAAATGAGGGACAGCCACCACAAGCAATGTTGTCAGCCATTTCATCCATAGTTTTGCGGATTTTCTTTCGAACCGCACTAAGGATGCCATCCTCAAACTGATCCATTTAAGTTCCTCGCAATTTCTTGACCAACCTTAAATCCAGCCAACTTAGCATCAGTCCTGTTTTTATCGGCAGTCATATTGTGCTTGTCGCGGTCACTAGCTGCTTTAATCCCAGCATTAACCCCGGCAATACGTTCCTGCGAGGCAATCCGCTCCCGCTCAATCTCTTGCTGCGAAGCCTTTAAGGCAGCGTCCGTGTGGTCCTTAGCGACCTTGCGCTGGACTTCCGCCGCCTTATTCTGAGCGTCCTGCATCTGCGCTTGAACCACGGGGTCCTGCATCTGCTGCTGAATCTGTTGCTGCTGCTCCTCAGCCTGATCCTTAGCCAGCAACCGGCCAGAAGCCTCAGCAACCAACTTAGACAGCATCACTTCCACATCTTCCGGCAATTCAGCATTAGGCTCTGGCAACTGCACCCCAAGCTGTTCTTCAATCTCACGGCGATACTGGAAGGCAATATGCTCGTTAATATGCGCCATCATAGCAGCCTGAATACCCCCGGCCATTGGGTTCTGCCCAATCAGCGCCATAATCTTTGGGTTCTGCATGGATGACATATGAGCCTGAATATGGGCTTCATGATCCTGATAAATGAACGCCTTAACAGGCTTGCCGTTCAAAATATCCATGTTCTCTGAAATAGGGTCGGCAGGCCGTTTGTCTTTGGTCGAAGGGATAATTTTGTCAATATCATTGATACCAAGAACAGCGAGCATCTGCCGATGAAGTTCAGGCAAATCATACATATTAGGCGCTTGTGACGCTAACTGTAGGGCTGCCTGATATTGAACCACCCGCTGCGACAATGAAGCCGCGTTAGGATCGGTAACTGGAATAACATCTATCCGGTCGTCATAATCTTTACTGCGAGTGGCGCCAGGATCAGTCTCATACTCATATTCATCGGGAGAATGGGTCTTGATAATCTCAACCAGAATATCCAACTCTTGCGCCAAGGAAGCATGAAGCCTCGCTTGGACAGCAGACATAACCTTCATGGCCCGTTCCATTAGGGCCAAAGTAGTACCTACAGGGGCTTGCTGGTTAGAATCCCCAATCTGCAAATCAGCAATAGAAGCAAACCGGCGCCCTTCTTCAACCATCGTCCCCAGCAAGGCAGAAAGCACCTGAGAAGGCTCTTTGTACGGAAGGAAGGTAATAGCGTCCTTAATGGCGCCAGAAGGAACGTCAACGTCCCTAAACTCGCCCGGCATCAAAGGCGTACTATCACCCTTAATACGCAAGCCACGGGCCTTCAAACCAGCCGGAAGATTAGCCAGCGTACCAGCATCCACCAACTGCCTAAGAATGGAGGTGGCAGACTTGGCAATACCACCAATCAAATGAATCAAACCAAAGGCATAGAAACCAAACCCAGGAACATATCCATATTGAACAAAGTGCATCCGCTTCAATTTCAACGGATCATCTTGGCGCCAGTTCCGATAGATAGAAAGAATCAAGCCACTCTGGCGGTCAATAGTGACAACATAAGGCAGGGCAATACCCGTGGGTTCCCCGTTCTTATCTTTGTCCTCATACCCCTCAATATCCAATTCAACGTGCATTTCAAGGAGTTGGTGGCGATCATCAGCATTAGCCTCAGTCTCGCCCGTCAATTCATTCTTACTCTGCTGAATTTGACTAATCTGCGTCACAGGTTCAGGCAAATCAATGTCCCGATAGAACCCTGAAACCTGCAACTTCTTCAATTCATTGGGATATTTATACATGATGTGGGTATAGCGGGGGCAGGAAACCAAATCAGAAGCCCCATACGGCGCCACAAAATCCTCAGCAGGAACAAACATAGCCACCGGGCGCCCAAACGAAGGGTCATAATACACCTTCTTAAACGCAGCCCCAGCCAGAGGAAGGCTAAACAGCATCCTCTCATGCTCAGAACGATACTCACTCATCCTGCTAGTGAGAAAATAATTCAAATCATCCTTAACTCGAAGCGCCTGTTTTTCCTTTTCAGGCGTAATTTTACCGGCAAACTTAGTGCGAACAGGGCCACCAGCCGGAAAAGTTTCCATAATGGACTGAGATTGGAACCGAACCGCCGCCTCAGACAGAATAGGGTGAAACACCCCACAGGCCCCAGCCCAAGGGGTAGAACGGTCCTCAATCTTCAAGCCTAAAAGGTCCAGACCACTCTTGTATGTCTTTTCCCAATCAGCCCTAGAACGAATATCATTGTCAAAATGAGTGACTAATTCCTGTGAAATACGCCCAAGTTTACTATCATCAATATAATCAGCTAGGTTAGAACCAAATTCCGGCTCACCTTCATCCTCAAACTCTGGATTAAAGATAACAATGGCGCCACCATCTTCAGTTTCAATGGTAACGGCCTCGGGATTCACAACACCAATAGTAACATCGGCAGGCTTCTCGCCCGGTGAATACTCCAAAGGCTTATCAATACTCATTAAAACTCTCCATAAACGGGGTATGGTCCAAGTAAAACACCCCTGTCAAGCCATTTTACCACAAATACCACCACCTAGTAATACTCTGCCCTAGTTTGGGGAGTATAATCATCTTCATCATCGCTGGGAAGCCTCAATAAACCGCCCTGCCTGTACCTCATAAGAGCCATAATGACCGTATCCACATAGTCATCATGCGCCCCAACAGGAAACGACGCACACTCCTCAATCACTTCATTCGCCCAATTACCCGTTGGCGCCCAAACAACCCCTGATGCAAATATGTCAGAGATTGAATTGGCGCGCATCACCTTATCCCCGGACGCTCGGGTGGGGGTGAACTCAGATACCATCACCCCAGCCTTCCTCAATTCATGAATCAAAGGCAAACCGGACGCTTTAGCTTCAATCAGGAAGGTATCAGGCTCCCATTCCTTATACAATTCAATAGCCTTGGCCTTTAAGTCAGGGAACTCCAAACGATCCTTCCAGGCATCCAGCATGATAATATTAGACCCGCCCTCGCCCTCGTTCTCAAACACCCCCCATACTGTAAAGGCCGAATAGTCGCTCCGGTTGTTCTTGGTGAAAGCGGTATCCGACGCAATGATGATATACTCACATTGGGGCATACGCTTCTTATCCCAACGGCGCCACCACTCTCTTTTGATAATAGCCCCCTCTTCTGAGGTAGGCTTCTGTTGATATTGAGCGTTCCACTTAGAGGCAGGCAATTCAGACTTCAAAGCCTCTAGGGCGGGCTTTGACCAGAACGCAGGCCACATAGGTTCACCGGATGGGAGAATAGCAGGCAACTCAATCACCTCCCATTGGTCCCCATCACCACGGTCAATAGAAGCCTGCACTAAGCGCCCTGTAAGGTCGCCAACACCCCATCGGGTCATAACCACCACAATAGCCGCATTAGGCTGTAGCCGCTGCCTAGGGCCAGAGGAATACCACTCATACACCTTCTCAAACACCTTCGGGTCATGAGCGGCCTGAATAGCCTCCTGCTCCGAATGTGGATCATCAATGATGAACAAGTCAGCGCCCTTACCAGCAATGGCGCCCCCAACACCTACAGCAAAGTACGCGCCATTCGATGTAGTGTTCCACCGGCCAGAAGCAGTCGAGTCAGCCCGCAACCCAACACCAGGGAACACATCACTAAAAGCCTCGTCCTTAATTAAATTCCGAACCTTACGTCCAAAATCAACCGCCAACTCAGCCGTGTGGGTAGCCTGAATAATCTTCTTCTCAGGGTACTTACCCATAAAATAGGCAGGCAATAAATATGAAGCAAACTCTGATTTGGTGTTTAATGTTACAAGCATCCCATGACCAACCATGAATTGCTCGTCTTTTCTTGCCACTTTGATACAAACCGTGCTGCCCGTCCTATCAAGTTTCTTGATCCTGATGAAACGGCATTTATCTGAGTGAATTGTTCTTTCTGACTTCCTTTGAAGGAATGCACAATTTTTCAAATAGAAAGACAGTCTGTAGGTTTCACCGTAGTCTTTCTCATAAATACGCGCCCGCGAAACTTGGATACTGTTCTTGACCCCTAAACTCCAAAGCAGGCGCCTCACTAAATATATGAAATCTTTACTCTTTTGCGAAAAAAAACATTGCCCATTTTGAGACACATTTCCATCCGTGTCCATCAGGCCCTTGAGTAAATCCATGCGTTGCTTTGGGGACGACAGGAGGTAACATTCTGGAATATGTTTATTCTCAAGAACTCCTAACTCCCGCAATTTTACCTTTAAGCCTTTGATTCCAAATGACATTTTAGTTGATTGGTCCGTTGTGATGTAGCCTCTACGTTCAATTTCAGGGCGCACAATCCCTGCATCATCATCGTGCATGGTAATAATCGCTTGGGCGGATGTTCCATCCCCAAGCCAAACCCCTAAAACATATGGATCAACCAACAACTCGGCATCTGGAAACTCAACCGCTGAAAAAGCTGGCAACGTAGCAGCACGAGGATTAAATTTCCGCTCTCCGTATACCACTTCAATGTGACCGCTTCTTAGCGTTTTAACTCTCGCGCCCTGTTCCCTGTGCCATAATTGTTCGGTTGTGTATGTGTGGTACTTTTTGGTTTTCCTCTCTAGCCTGACATTCCAACGATGGTCCCCATCACATATAACTTCGGCGCCATCATCTGTGGTGACAGAATATAAATCCATATCATTGTAGATTTGAGACTTCCCAATAACTTCTGTTGGCTTCCCATCTGGACCAAACACAAAATCACCAACAGCCACAGACCCCATTGTTTTCCACCCGTCCGTGGTCAAAACCGGCGTGTTGATTTCAAGAGGATGACGGGGCGCCATATTGATAATAACCCGCTTGCACTCCCCACTAATCACCCGGTCAAACGTATCAGCCATAATCCTATGGTGAGGCCCCTCAATAAACCCAGGCCACATACGCTTCACAAACGGAAGAAAATTACTCTGCGCCCGCTCCTTACCCTTAGCATCCTCCAAACCCTCCAATAGCTTCAACAACTCAACCTGATCCGCAATCGGCATCGAAGATAACTTAGGCAAAATCTGGGCAATAGTGGCAGAGTCCATAAAACACCTAAAAAAACCCGGCAGCCCTAAAACCACCGGGCCAAGTTTGAAAGGAGACACCATGCCTAGGAGGAATAGGCACACACACAACCTATACAACCAACATACACATTTCAACCCCTAAAACAAAATAGCCACCAAGACAGCAATAACCCAAGCACCAACAACCGCGCCAGCCACAAAGACCGCCAGAATAAACAACATAGCAGCCATCACATCTAAAAACTGACCCGGCGTCATAACCACCCCTGATAGCAATACCGGCTATCAAAGGGGACCATAAATTGTAAGGGGGGCGGTTTCCATATACAGAAATATGAACCAAAGTCATAAAATTACAAAGGGGGTGGGGGTCCACGCAACAAATTATAACGTCACTCGGAGACGAAAGTAATAAAGTTGCGCCATACATAATAGTGATAACATATATGCACCACCAAGGCCGAAGCAGAACGGCTAACAACAACAAAATTTTTTTGATGGATAGTAATAAGTTAAAGTAAATTGGCCGGGTAATGCGTTGAGAAGATTAAGTTTATGGGATTTAGTAAAAAGATTGGTGTGGAATACTATGCATACCCACACGCATGCGTTCGCTGATTACCCCCTCCTGCCCCCCGGTGGGGCCTGGGACTGCCCGCTTCAAACCCCTACTAGCCCTGTCTGATTGGATTCTATCTAGTAGAACAAACCGTGAACAAACAGGCTAGAACAAAGCTAGAACGGCTAGGCAGAACGTATATAGAACGCTAGACTGGCGCCATGATATTATGCTGATGCCTTTGCTAGAGCTTCTAGGCGGTCCCGTAATGCCTTGGTTACGCTATCCGCATCTGGTGGCAGGCTGTTATCCTCCGCCTGTTTCTCAAAGGCAGCAACCCCACCGAGCTTGCCGAGTAGCTCTAAAGCTCTGATACGGGAAGCAGGGCTGGAATCGGGATCGAGTGACTCTATATGGAGTCTAGCGATTACATGGGCTTTTATTTGTGCTGAATTAAGCCTTTCTCCAGCCTGTTTTATGCCTTTGATTTCATCCACCCTTGCGGCTATGCGCGGGTCTGCCATTAGGCGGGATGCTTCCTGATAGATTGTTCCTGGCGCCATTGTCTCGGCATCATAGGCGACACGATAGGCAGCGGCCTGATTAGGGTATAGGCCGGAAGCCATAGCCTGAGCGAATGCTTCTTGTTTTATGGTTAGCTTGCCTATGTCACCTTGTGGCCATGCTACTACGTTAGAGGCGCCTAGGCTTGAGTCTGGCATATATACAGGGAGCCTTAGCTTAGGCTTGTTTCCTCCCTTGTTGTTTCCTCCATTGTGCTTTGGCATCGCCTTTAATCCCGCTTGCGCGGTGTCGTTCATTCAACCCCGCGTCCGCCTAACCTATTGCAAAACCTATAGAATAAACAATAACGAAAAAAAGATAAAAAAACATGTTGACAATGGCAAAAACCATCTTTAGAAACGGGTTCAGGCAATCACGCCACACCAAAGGACCAGACCATGAGCAAAAAACCCACCTATGAAACTTTCATAGAGAGAATTAAACAATCCATGCCGGATTCAAGCGACCGCCCCGACAATTGGATTGAATGCCTTTTGGAAGCATTGCGCGGCGCTTCTCAGCATTGGCCCCGCATTGATGGCCCGGATGGTGAGGCAGATTTGGGGAGTTTCCGCTTTGGCGCTATGCGCGTTATCCGGAACAGCCCAAAATATGGCCCCCTTCTATACGCATCACTTGAAGCCTAACGCCTAGGTTACTTCACGCGATAGCAGGCAGGATTCCGCTTGCGCGTAGCGTCCGGGCTGATTCGCCCCGCCACCCCTTGGGATGGCGCAGTGAGTCAATCAAACCAGAGGAGACATTGACCATGCCGCAAATAATCGAAAAACTAGCCTTCACCTATGCCGAATTGACCGGTAGGGCAAAGGAACGCGCCACCGAATGGTGGCTTCAGGGGTATGAACCAGATTTTTCATGGCTTGAAGACGAAATCGAAAGCGCAGCAACCATGCTTGGAATCGAAATCGAAACGCAAAATAGACGCCGCGCGATATATTGGCGCGCAGGACATACCCAGAGCGACGGCGCCAGCTTTTCCGGTCATTACTACTATCGGAAAGGCGCACTAGCCGCTATTCTGAAGGAATACCCCACCAACAAAGCCCTTCACGATATCGCGCGGGGGCTTCAGGAAGCGCAGCGTAAAGCCTTCTATGGCCTATCTGCCCGCATTGAATCCCGCCGCGATACTAGCGTTTCTGTATCTGTCACAAATGACAGAAACAAGTATGGCGATTCAAACCAGGAGCAGGAGGAGGAAATTGCCAAAGCCATGCGAGACTTCACCCATTGGATTTACCGCCTTGTTTTGGATACCTATGACCATGAGACAAGCGAGGAATCTATTGCGGATTGTATGGCCGCGAATGAATATCTATTCGACGAGAATGGCCGGATTGTATGACCATCCCCCGCGCCATCATTGGCGGTATCCTATGGGCTTGCCTGTTTTGGCTTGCCTTGATCATAACCCCCTAGCCCGCTTGCGCGGTACGTCCCACCACCGAAAGGAACCAAACTATGTTTAGCATCACCTATGAAATAGTAACCCCCGAAAGCGCAGAACATGGCGACGCTGAAGAGCGAGGCTTCCACCTTGAGGGCCTTTCCTTTGGCGAAGTTATGGCAGAGATTCGAAGCCTAGGCTTGCGTGGCGCCTATTGCGAAGCCGATTCTTGCCCCGTCACGATAGACTGCCCGCCAAGGTGGTTTACCTACGCCGAAGGCATTGAAAACTACGAGACCGGCGCCCGCACATACTACGCCGTACACCTACCCCGACACGTTACCCCCGCTTCCCGTATGAGAATCGCCCGCCTGTTAGGATGTTATGGCGCCCAATAGTCCCGCTTGCGCGGGCTTAGGCCCGCCTTCCGGCCTAGTCATCCAGGCTAGGCCCGAAAGCGAAAGCGCAGAAAGGAAAGTATCATGTGGGTCATTATGAAGGGGCGGCTTTACGTCGCACAGCCTGGAAGCAAAAAAAGCTACACAACAAAGCTTGAAAATGCGCGCAAATTTTCCTCCCGCGAATCGGCTGAATCCGACGCTTGCGGAAATGAAGCCGCGGTAAGCATGTATGACATTTTGCAGTGAGAGGAAGGCTAACCCATGACCACCGCAACCAATAGACCCCCCACAATCTGGCAAGCCCTAGCCCTGAAGCTAGGCCGCAAGCCTACCCATGCCGAGGCTTGCGCCGAGGTTAAACGAATCTTGAACGACTCACACGACAAAAGGAAAGGCTAGACCCATGACCCAACCCCACACGCCAGGCCCTTGGCGAGTAGTGCAGGGGAATAGACTAGGGGTTCACGGCCCTAGGGACGAAATCGGTTGGCCCGCAAGCATTGTTTACAATGCCGGATTGTGTAGCGACCCCGAAAGCCAAGCTAACGCCCGCCTAATCGCCCAAGCCCCTATCATGGCCCAAGCCTTGCGCGATCTTTTGGCCCTTCATATCGCCCACCATAACCACCCGCACCACGCCCACGCCCGCGAGATATTGCGCGCCATTGATGGAGACACTAAACCATGACCACCACCTTCCTAAACTGGAAAGGCCCCCAGGGCCGCGAAACCATTGACGAAATCAGCCGCGCCAGCTTTCCAACCTTCCAAGCCTATAGGCTGGAATTGCGGCGCCTGATCTCTGAATATCACTTGGCAGGCATGGCCTGCTATTCATCCTCCCGCCCTTGTGCAAACTGGAAAGGCTGACCCATGACCACCACCACACCCCGCCCCTATGGCCCGCTTAAATGGCGCCTTCCGCCCGTTCTAGTGCGGCTGGACGATCCAACCGAATCACTGGCGCGCTCAGTCTCCAGAAACCGTCCGGCGGAATATCCGCGCGAAGAACCCGTTAGCCTTTCCGATATCCTGAAGGGGCTGGAATAATCCGCACTTGTGCGAAAGGATAAGGCAATGGAAAGCAACCTACCCGATTGGCCGGGCGCTGATGGCGCTTATAGGCGCACGGTAATCATTATCGCCAACATGGCCAAGGCTGGACACATCAAAAGAATCGGCAGGGGAGAAAAAGCTAAGTGCGAAGTATCCGCCGATCTTCAAGACTACATCGAAGCCATGAATAAAGGCGACGAAGAACGAATCAAGGCGCTGAATCACGTCTGGCGCAAATTCCACCCCTGAAATGCAAACGGGGCGGAGGTTGACCAGACCCCCGCCCCTAGACGCACCAAAAGGAGACTTTGCCCGGACCCATAAACCGGACAAGGCGAATATTGCCCTAAAACCGGGCGAAAATCAAGCCCAAAAAAACTTGCAAAATATGAAAAAATATCTTGCAAGGCCGCCAGGATATGATATGAATAAAACCAGACCCCGCACAAGTGCGGATAACCAAAGGAGACTAGACCATGACCGACAAACAGCAAATCATCACCGCCCTTTATGCTTGGGTCGCGCAGCGCCCAGGCTTGGAATTTGGCAATTATGGCGACGTTAAAGGCTATCGCGCCGAATTGCGGAGCATCACCCGCGACTTGCAGGACGCCCGCACCCTTTTAAGGGCCGTGGAATTGTCCGGTATCACCGGGGAGGAATTAGCGCAGGCTTTTGGCCGCGCCTATTCTGGCAGGCTTTCATGGGATGGGAAGCGGCTGGACTATTGCACCGGCCAATATTGGCCGACAGAATACCGGCGCGCGGCTTGTGCCGTGTTGGCCAGTGCCTTGTGGTATTATCACCGGGAGAATATGCCAGCACCACGCTATCAAGTGGCGGGGAAGGGCATGGCTTGGCCGACAATGGAAGAGGCCCAGCAATCCGCCAACCGCTACGCCCCGGCGATTGTGAGCATCGAAAGGGCTTATCGTGACCAGAAGCGCGGGAAATGGGTTTGTGGTGGCGCATACTTGCGCGGCAAGTGCCGGGAATTGTACGGGCGCGGCATTCAATCGCGCTGGTTTAATTAACCCCTGGGGCTACGGCCCCGCTTCCCGGCTGGCCCGATCTGGACCAGCCCGGCAGCGTATAGGAGATAGACCGATGACAAAAGATCAGATTACCGAAACCATAGCTGAACACACCAAATGGTTGCGCGGCGAAGGCGGGAAGAGGGCTGTTTTAAGTGGCGCGGACCTGCGTGGCTCGAACCTGCGTGGCGCGGACCTGCGTGGCTCGAACCTGCGTGGCGCGGCCCTGAGTGGCATGGACCTGCGTGGCTCGAACCTGCGTGGCGCGGACCTGAGTGGCGCGGACCTGAGTGGCGCGGACCTGAGTGACTCGGACCTGCGTGGCGCCAAAATCAACGATA